AGTTGTGGGAGAAGGGAAGGTGGGGGGGGGGCACACCCCCCCCCGAAACTAATATCCCATTGGAAAAGCTCAAATCAATACAGTGTTGTCTATTCTTCAGAATTTCCTTCTATACCTAGACTATCTCTAAATGCACCTTTATGAGCTTTCCATTTTTCTTCTATCTCAGTCATAACTTCACTATGGTCATAAGCTGGGAATAGCTCTTTTACTATTTCTCTTCTTATAAATAACTTCTTATCAGAAGGAAGTTCATTATCTTCACCATAATACATATTAACCATATTATTTACAGTTTCATTAAACTTCTGAGCATTTTCATTACTAATATTAGAAGTTAGAAGTTTAGGAGCAGGAAATGTTATATCTACATAAACATCATCTTCTCCAGTTTCATATCTTGCTATCTTAGTTGCAAGCTCAGATGCCATAGGTTGATAGTGTGCTTGCAAATCAGTTATCATCTGAGTAAGTCTTCCGTCTTGTGCAATAATTGAAGTTGCATACTCATACGATTTCTCAGCTTGATTTAATGATGATAAAGGAAAGCCAATTATATTTTCTATTATGTCTTCTAATTGCTTCATAAAGTCATCATTTGAATTATCATATTTTTGTCCCTCAATTCTATCTATAGAGAATAACTCATTACCGGCTTTATCTTGTGGTATTAAAAGTCTTCCTATAGTTGCCATAGACTGATGTACTCTTGTAAAGTCTGTAAGCTCAGACGGCAATGGAAATAAATCTGTAAATATCTCCATAGCATCTTCTCTATCATTAAATAAACTTTGAGCAAATGTAGTTTTATACTTTATTGCAAGTTTATCCTTTTCATAGAATAACTTTGTCATCATCTTATCTTGTTGCAAAAGTGTCCAAAACAAAATTGGAATTCTTGCATATAAAAGTTTAGATTTACCTATACCATTATTCGATTCTTCATTTTGAAATGGAACTAAATATTTTCTGGGTATAAATCTTACTCTAAATTGAGCTTGGTACATATCGTGCTCTTCTAAAACCTTAAGCATAGAACCTAATATTCTTCTATTTTCTGTAATAAAGTTTGTATCCATATGAGCTGTAATTATATTTGAAAGTCCTTCTATTATATCTTTTCTAATTAAAGGATTATCTCTATAATCAGCACTGTCAGTTATTTTAGATGAACCTATTACATTATTTATATTATTTACTTGAGTTTTATTTGCAGCATAATCCATATAGGTATCTATATGATAAACTCCTATAAGCTCTTTATTAACTATAACAGGATAAGTTCTCTCATCATCAAGCTCTTGTATATAACACCCTGCCATATCCTTTATTCTCGCTTTTCTTTTAGATTTAGCACTTCTTTTAAGTTCAGATAAGGCTTTCTTGAATTCAGCGTTTGTATTATCATCAGCTTCTCCATAGAAAGTTGTATTTCTGACAGCTCTTGCTTTTTGCTTATCTATAGATGATGTAAAGAAAGACTCGTGTGTATTTCCACCCATAAGTTTATCATGTATACGAGATATTATAAATTCTCTATGAGTTACAGAATATGGAGATTCTGAGAAGAATTGAGATGCCATCATCTCTATATTCTTTTGTCTTTCAGTTGTATTATAAGGTCTTGCATAAGACTCAGCATACAGTTCATAAGTATTATTATATTTACCAAGTCCTAAAGCATCATCTACAGCATCATATACAACCGATGATAACTCCATTCTTTGAGATACAGTACCGTGAGTAAAGCATTCTCTATACATACGAACAAAAGTACCCGGTATTACAGTTTCTGATTTATTTCCAAATCTATCTACTTCTCCATAGAATTTGACACTATATTTATCATATTCTATTTGAGAAGAAGCATATATATTTGGAGTTCTCATTCCATTTATATTAGTAAGCTTACCCTCTATTAGTTGCTTAGCTTCTTTATTAGTTCTACCATTTATTCTATCGAGTAATTTATTTGCTACATTTTGAAGTGGCATAAGTTCTATATTTCTATAACCTATTTCTAAAGATGCAAGAATAGAATCTTTTACATATTTATAATATCCTCTTTCTTCAAGTATAGCTTCTATATCAGCTTGAGTAAATGCACTATCAGACTTTAAATATATATCTTGTATTATCTTATCTTCTGAGTAGTTATCAGGAGATAAGATAAACTTAGTTAAGTTTAAAAATGTAGTATGAAGCTGAGGCATTTGAGTAAGCATATAGTTTGACTCACGAATAAGTCTAGTTCTTTCATTATAAGGCATAGAGTTTACATACCGTTCACCTAACTTCTCCATAGTTTCTACAAACTTACTTTCGAGGTCAGTTTCTTTTCTTCCACTTCTTATTTTAGCATCTATTACATTTCCATTACCATTTGTATTTTGAATGGAATTATTTGTAAAATTAAATCCAACATCATCAGAACTATCCATCATAGTTGATAAATCGGGAGTAATACCATAAACTTTATTCGTAAGTTTATTACGAAGTTTTTCGAATTGCTCATCATTTTCATTCCTATTAAGTGGCATTATAATTCCTCCTTTATATAAATTTTTAACTAAAGGGGTGTTTGTGATATGGGCATTACGCCCATATCTTTATCTTTTATATTGTAATGTCTTAGTAAGTATTCTTATTTTAAATTCTCCAAACTTTGGAACTTTAACTGAATACTCAAATTCAAATAAGTTATTATTATAAACTGATACATATACATCTTCATCAGTTAAGAAGATATGAGTTCTTCCAGTAACATCTATAAATCTATCTCCAACTTCTATAGTTTCTATAGTGTAGTTATTATTTTGTATACTTCTTATCTTCTCAGGAGATAATCTTTCCTTTATATAAGGTCCACTCTTTAGAAAGCTATGAGGTTTTAAATAAGAAGACATATCAGAATAGTATTTACCATCTACTTTAAATATGTAACCGTCTTCATCTTCTTTTAAAGTAAATATATCTCCTAAAGATTTGTATTTAAAATTACTATCAGGAATAAAATCTATTTCGTATAAAGAACCATTTATGAGCATATTAGATATATTATTTCTGATATGGAAATATCCAAGAGTTGATAGTATTCCAGCTTTAATATCAGAAGCATCTATTTTAACATTATCAAGTTTTGAAAGTATCTTACGAACTATCTCAGCTTTCTTAAATCTATCTTCATCAAGATGTAAAAGCCTTCCATTTTCACTCTTTCTTATCTTAGGTATATTAAGCTCTATATTATAAAACTTAGAAGCAATAGATGTTGCTGTGGGAAGATTAAAGAATGCTTCTCCTATATCATCAAGCTCTTTTGATATAAGTGCTTGTATACATTTTTCTACTTTACTATTATCTTTATCTACACTTTCTATTCTACCATCTAAACTATCCTTAGATACATTAGTATGCTCTATTATCATAGGATACATAGATACAGCATCGGCATCCATTACATATCTTAAGAATTTATTATTAACTAAATCCTCTAAAAACGGTGTCATATTCTTCTTAAACTTATTAGGGTCGGAGCATAATCCACCAGCTATCTGTATTCTATTTGTAAGTACATCATAAGTAGCTTCTATCGCTTCATCTGCCTCACGAAGTCTCTCCATAATAGCTTCAGCTGATTCATTCTTTGTCATAATAAGTTTATTAACATCATTTGCCATAATATAACCCATTCTTTTACATAAGTGATAGAATGTATTGGTAACTGATGTCATAGGAGAGAATACCCTACCGTATTCAGTTCTTACTATAAATCTTCTAGTAATAAGTGAGTTTATATCGTCTGTCTTCATATCAAGAAAAGCCATAACTATTACATCTATCATATTGTACATAAGATAAGTTCTGAAATCAAGATATGGTAATCTTCCGATAAAGTCAGTTATATGCTGATATGAAAGTTTACCAAAACCTAGTTCAAATTTAGCAACAGCGTCTAAAGATTCTCTTTCGAGTTGGTCTTGAGGACGAAGTCCAAAATATGTAATTTGTGAGCATATTATCTTTGTATAAGACGCTGTATCATAATTGTGTCTTCTTTTAGCGGCTTTTGGGTCTTCATTGAAATAGTTAAAATAAAATGTATTTCCTACATCTTTATGACAGAATAGTTTTGACTTATCTATTCCTAATTCTTCAGCTCTATACTCTGTATGTCTTATATCATATACAGCATTATAAATACCTAAAAACATCGGCTTAAAAATATAAATCATATCATGCCAAGATTCTTCTATCATCTCTTTTTCTGTAGGATACCAAGACAAGTGTACATTCATTTCCTTTACAAGTTGAATAAACTTAGGTGCTAAAAGCTGTCTTGTCTTTTCATCCATTTGTGCTTCATTTATATGCTGTATAAGTCTTTCTTTAAAATCATCAATAAACTTAGTCCAGTTTTCTCTTATTTCAGCTTGTCCTTTAAAGTCTTCTCTTATAAGAGCATACACACAAGCTGTGTTTGTATGAGCATCATAATATGTACTACAAATAATAGGTTGTAATCTTTCTTCATCTATATTTAAAACATCAGTTTCTATATCGTAGTAACCTTTCTTGATATTCTTAATAGGTGGTAAGTCATTATAGTCTTTAACTCCATCTTTTTCTTCATATCCTAAACTATCAAGATAACTCATAATAGTTAAATCTTCTATAGGTAGGTCAGAACCTATACATCTTCTATCTAAAAATATATGGTCATATTTTATTCTTCTTTCTTTTAAAGCTCTTCTAAAACTATCCCCTTCTCCTAAGATTTTTGCAAGTTCAAATCCTCTCCATTTATACGAAACTCTATGTTCATCTAAATCTTTTAAGTTCATAGTTTCTCTATAGTAATTAGGTACTTCTCCTTTTACAGTATATACAGATACTTTAGGTTTTTGTATCTTCTTCACATATTGCTCCCCAGTTTCTGTATTATACATAAGTAAATTATATACATCATTTTCTTTATCGTAATAAGAATTGTAAAATAAATCTTTCATTTTATAATCACCTCTATTTATCGGTTTCGTATCCTTGTAAAATAGTCAAAAACACGAAGATATTAAAAGTTATCAAAAAAGGAGGTTTTATTTATGATACTTTTTCCTAGAAAAACTAGAGAAAATACTGAGACTTTTTCTACTTCATACTTTGGTGGTAAGGTAGTGTATGACGGCTCACAAAGACAAATGTCTGAAATAGAAAAGAAGTATCAGCCTTATATATCTAAGATGAACTCCCTTATCAAAGAGATAGATACAGAAATTAAGAAGTCAGAAAGAAGAGCAAGAGAAATACTTGAAGCTTTTCCTAAGAAAGTAGAAATAGAAACAGAATCTACAAAAAATAGAACTTCTCTATACACAACTAAGATGAATGCTATTAAGATGATAATGGGTGCTATTAAGGATATTAAAGATACAGAACTTAAAGAGCAAAAGATGGTTCATGAAATGACAGGTAAGGTTGTTGATGTTAAAGGTGGCAATACAATGATGAAAGCATCTATTGCTGGACTTATAGATTCTCAAATGAATAGAGAACCTAAAGCACTTTCAGCTATTCCATCTTATGGTAGCTCAGTTCTTGGAACTCCTACATCTTCTGTAAGACAAGAAGAACACCAATATCCCGAAGTAGAAGAAAGAGATGAAAATGGCAATGTTGAATACTCAGGAGTTCCTGAGGCAACTACAGGATTTACTTCGCTTTTCGGTAAAGTGGAAAATCCCGACAAATCACAATACTTACAAGGTAATTCTGAAATAAAGGATTATGACGCTGTGGATAATAGATTTTCATATGCGGCTGCACAAACTGGACTTAGAAATAAGTTTATAAATGATACTGAGGTTAAATGTCATTGGGACGATGATGAAAAGATAGGTTGGCTTAGAACTTATGATAAAAAGACTGGAGATATAGTTAAAGAAGAAGCCTTAATACCACCATCTTATCACGGAGTATTAAATGTACTAAACTCAGGTGGAATGCAATATGCTATATCAGAAACTGAAGAAACTTATGATATTGTACCAGATACTATAAAGAATGTACCTGAAGGTATTAAAGATGATTTATTAAATGTATATAAAAGACAAGATTTAAAATAAAAAAAAAAATGAGAAGACAGATTTATCTATAGTTATAGAAAGTAAATATTCTAACTATTAAATAATGAGACTCTCACAAAATAATAGGCTATATTTTATATTATAATCTGTCTTCTCACGATTATAATATATATTTAAAAATAAAATAAAGGATTGGGCTTAACGCCCAATCTTATTTATCTTCAGCTACCATAACTTCTTCTATATCAAAACCATATTTTTTATTCATAAGTCTTATAAGATAATTAAATCTTATAATATCATGACCACTTTCAAATCCAGCATCCTCACTTGTTAATACTTTTTCTCTACATTGTAAAAGTCCATATATAATTCCTGTCAGTATCACTATAGCTTCTGTAAAAGGTATATATTCTAATTTCTCAGTTATAGTATTAACTACATCTCCAACTTGGTCAATTAATATTTCATCCTGTTTTGTTATTTTATTTCCTACTGTAGGTATATCTTTCAATTTCATATTATCACACTCCTATAGAAAAGTTTATATGAATATTAAAAAAAAAAATAAGAGGGTGGGAATAACCCACCATTATTTTAATATAAGTTTATGATAATTATTACAGCTACCATAAATCCTAGTCCGACAGTTACTACTTGCGTTTCACTGTCGGCGAAAAGTCTTTTTAAACTTTTCATAATATTCCCCCTTTGTACACTAATGTGTACATGATAATTATAGCTATAGATAAAAAGACAGAGAAGATTTTATCCTCTCTATCTAAATGAATATGGGGTGGTTTCATACTAACCACCCCAATACAATTAAGCTACTCATAAAGAAGCAGGCACCAAATAGGCACCAATATAATGCTTTTTGTGTCGCTTCCTTTCTAAGTTTCTTTTGAGCTGCCAATCTCACAGCTCTATTTTCTCTACATTGTTCAGAATGTAGATAGGCTCCGTGAGCCTTATTATAATTGTCTGATATTTCTTTAGTAAAAGGAACGTTCATCATTAGAACCACGCTCCTTTCACAGCAGCTATAGCTGATACTATAAGTACAACTAATAGACTACCCCCAACGATAGACCAACCTATTATGCTGTCCATCTTTCTTTCTCTTTCCTTTTTCATCATTGCTTCGTATTTAGTCATGTCAATCGACCTCCCTAATAAATTTAGACAGTGGAACTCTTACACAGTGTAAGTTTATTCCTGTCTTTCTATGTTTATTATATATAATTATAATAAAAAATGGGGTTATTATAATTTTTTGACATATGTAGCTTTATAAGTCTTATCATGACTTTTGCATTTATATCCCATTCTAAGATATAAAGATATTGCACCTCTATTAAAATCGAATACATCTAAAGATATAACATTTGCTCCCTCTTTCTTAGATAGTGCTTCAGCTGACGATAAAAGTACTTGTGCTATTCCTTTACCTCTTGCACTATCTTCAATCCACAATGCTGTAATATAAGCTGTAACTGGAGTTTTCATTCTATCTATTCTTATCTCTATCATACCTACATCTTCTTTTAAACTCCCCATTTTAGTAGATGCTATGATAGTTTTGGTTCTTCCTGTTTTAATATCATTTTCTATAGCTTTTAAAAGATTACCCTCATCTTCTAATTTAAAATCTACATTATCTTGATGATACTTGTATATTGCTCTATGAAACTTAAAGCAAGTATTAACATCAGGCATTTCAGCAATTCTTATCATAACCTTTTCATTCATATCAACTTCAGCATATAAATTAATCACGAGTATCACCAATCCATTCTTTAATAGCTTTCATAAGTCTACATTCTAATCTTATATCTTCCATTATAATTTCCCATTCAACTCTATTCTTTATTATTCCTTCATAATCTACCATAATGGAATCTCCTTTGAATTCGCAATTAAATCATTCTTTTTCTTCTTCTTATCTAAACCTTCTAGCATTTCTCCAAAGTCTTTTCCTATTTTATTCATAACTTCTTTCTTCTCTTTATCTTCTACTAATATATCAAGTTTCTTATCTATTCTTTCTAATAAAGATATTACTCTATCTATTTTATCACTTGGCATAATAACCTCCTTAATTGTAAAGTAAATAGCTGGGTTTCCCCAGCCATAACTTTTTATTTATCTATATTATTCCAATAATCATCATCTGACGCATTACTTGGAATGTACTCTTCACTCACTTCTACTTTCTTATTTCCAGCAGTGAACTTCTTAGCAAGTTTAGATTGATGATAAGAGTCTATTGTTGATGTACCAGCAAGAACAGCATTTACTTTATTAAGTAGAGTTTCAGTTTCACTTGTTGCTCCACTTCTTACCATGTCTTCTATAGTACCATCAGTTGCAAAAGATTTCAATTTGATTGAGTTTGAGAAAGGACAAACGAGCTTTGATTTTTGTATTATTTGACCTTCCACTACATCATAAATTGAAACTCCGCAAACATAGTTCCCTTCAGCATCTTCAACTCCAAATATTCCAAAAGCACTTTCTTTTCCGGGAATTGCAAACTCAAATGGTGTTTTGTTATTCATCTTTATTCTTGCTTGACGGAGCATTAAAGCTAAATCCTCAAAATCATTATTTGATATAAAGTGTGTCTTTTCAGCTTTCTTTTCAAAAGGTCCATCTTCAGTTCTTCTATACATAGCAACTAAAAGTCCTCTTTCAAAAAGTTGCATTCCACATCTTTTACAATTTGCAGTTTCCTTTGCAAAGTATACTATTGAGTGAAAATGTGTTGATACCAATTCTTCCGCAGTTTTTCTTTGTTGTTCCATTTTATATTCCTCCTTAAATTAATCTATGTCGGTGTTAGTGACATTTAGATTTTATTTAAAACTATATTATACTCCCCTTCTTTATTATATTCTATATTAACTATCTCTGGTATAATAGTAGAATCATTAGGGTCATAATCCGAATAAAGATATTGATAATCTTGATTATAACTATTTATAGATACAAATTCTATCTTAGTTACATCAGGTATATCATCTCTTACTTTTCTTATTAAATCAGACACATGGAATGTATCATCATTTAAGAAATCTATCTTTGCAAAGTAATCTCTTATATAATCCCTTACATAATCTAAATCATTAGTAGCATTATATTTAAGTCCCACTTTAAAGACAAATGATATATTAACCTTATCAAGTTTTTCATTATCGTTTCCAATAGCGTGGTTTTTAGATGAACCATAAGTATTTACAAACTTTAAAGTTGCTGTAAAGTTAGTTTGAGTTTGTAACCATAATGTATTAATATAATCCATTTCAGCATATACTTCATTGAATATATAATAACCATTATCTTCTATATACTTATATCCAAATAAAGGTATAGATAAAAGCTTTATAGTATTTACATCTATGTCTTCTATTTGTATTCCTGATATATCAGTATACTCCTTTACTAAGTCTATATCATTAACTGAGAATACATTTATAAGTGCTTTATCTGTAATATCTGGAACTCCGTATCTTGAAGCTGAGTTCTCAGTATTATTGCCACTGTCTTGTACAAGTATCTTTATAGCTTTAAATTTAATATCAGATTGCACACTTCCTTTAACTCCAGCATTAAATAAAGATAAATCAAGTCTTCCATCTTTTATAAAGTAATCAGTTTCAAGTTCAGCCTCAAATCTATACATGTCATTTTCTTCATTATATGTCATCATCTTAGCTGGTATATAACCTATATAATTACCGTCTTGAGATTGAAAAGTAATATTAACCTTTATTTGTCCATTATCTTCTATTTCTCCATTTGGCTTTTTATTATGGAAAGTGATTAAATCTCTTTTTTCTTCTGAAGCTAAGTTTGTAAGTAAGTTAAAAGATAACTTAATATTCTTATTAGGTTCACGATTTATATATAGCTTATTAACCATGAAGTTATACTTTACTTTATCGTAGTTATATTCAAATTCGCAAGTATTATCTCTTGCTATATACATCTCATAAGTTTCAACTACTCTTTTGGGTCTATTTATAACATGTACAAGAGATAGCATATAATCAAACTTATCAGTTCCTAAAGCTGTAGCTCTTGGATATACTGTAGAGCTTTTAAGTCCAGTTCTTAGGTGTATAGTTTCTGGTATCTTATAATGAGTATCCTTTTTAGTAAGTTCAGATAACTTAACTTGTACATCTAGTGTATTTGTAGGAATTAAAAACTTCTTATCTTTATATAAAGGTGCAAATATTGAATATACTCTCATCTTCCAATCATCTCTTGTTTTTATAACCTTATACGCTTTATTTCTTTGAGAGAAATGAAGTGATAAGTCATAGTCTGTAATTAAAGAGTTTCTTGTGTGCAAAGATTCAATTATCTTCTTTCTTAAAGTTTCTAAATCATCTTCATTAAGTCCAGTCACAGCATATTCTTGCTCAGTTGCTACAGTTATATAAAATGGAAGTTCCTCTCCAGTTGAATCTTCTAAAACTATCTTATCTCCAATATATTCAAAGTTAGCTTCTTTACCTTTAGTTAAATACATAGAAAGCTCTATTATACTATCTCTTACAGGCACAAAGTTTCCTCTGTAACCACGATTAGTAAGAGTTATTTTATTTTGGTTTAAATCGTAATATATTGTAGGTTTATCAGGAATTGACTTATCATAATACATAGACTTTTGAAGTCTTACAACTGTTAGTGTATACTCAGTTACTCTATAATATGGAGTAAAGTCAATTAACTGGTCTTCATATGATATTGAATAAACATCAGTTGATGAGTCTACATATCTATAAGTCTCAAGTTTTCTTTGATATTGATAAAGTTCTAAAGTTAAAACCATTCTTTTATTTTGCTTAATAATTTTGATATTTGGGTTCTTAATTGGAGATATAGGATTATACAGACTATCAGTATCATATCTTGCAGTAATCGCCATACGACCTTCAGGGTCATATATTTGTATATGTATATCATAATCAAGTGAATATACAAAATTATTTATTTTAACCTCAAGTGTGTGAGGTATAGTATATCTATATAAATTAGGATTTATCATCTCAGCATTTTTAAGTACATCTTCTATATACATAGTAAATGAGAATCTTCTCATAGAAGCTTTTGCCATTTGAAATGATACATCAGCAACTTTATTCCATTTGAATAAAGAGTCTTTGAATTGAGCTGTAACTGGGAACATTTCTCTTGACGCTATATAAGATGAGTAAGATACGATATCATATAATTCCCCAAGTCCTTGAGTTTGATAGTATGATGTAGATAATGCATTTACTCTATCAGACGGCATACCAAGAGTATCTAAAACCACAGCCATAGATTTTAGAAATTCCTCTTTAGTTGAAATAAACTTCTTATCCATTAAAATCCTCCTAAAGCACTCTTAATTCCTTTAAGTGCATTTCCTGCGTACCTTTGAGCAGCTGTAAATGAACTTCTTGTAAGACCATTTACATATGATTTACCACTACCACCATTTGCCATAGAAGCACCAGATGATGATGTAAAATAGTTAAGTCTAAATTTACCAGTATCTTCATTTAGTGTAACTGTAGCTCCACTTGTCCAATAATACTCAAGCTTTCTTTCGGGTATAGGCACATAATCAGCCCAGTAATATTTGGTCATAGATTTTTGCATATCATTAAATTCCATAAGAGCATAAGCATCAAATGGTTTAAACATAGCTGAACTAAATGAAACTGATATTTCTTTTACTTCTCTATTTATTATTCCTTGATTTGAAAATACAGAAAATGGTATAATAGTAGGATAGTTTCCTACAAGTTTTGTCCAAAATATAATATCGTGATTATTCTCCTCAGTTACAAATATCCATATAGGACAAGTATAACTCATTCTATTATATATTGTATCTTCATACGCTTGAGCAAGAGTTCCTTCTTTCACTTTCTCCATATAAGTAACCCAAACATTTATAATCTTAAATGCTTCGGCATTTCTATCCATAGCAAATGTAAGAGTTATAGGTACATTAACTAAAGATTCAGCATATGATATAGGATATTCATTTCTTATACCTCTTATATTAGCAGCTGATTCTGATTTAGATAAAGTTGCATCTTGAAATGATATACCAACCAGTCTATTTTGAAGTGCTGTCATAAAAGGTGTAGTTCCGGGTATTCTTCCATTAAGCTGAGTATATAAAGACTTATCTTGATTTATAAGCATAGCAAGGTCAGAATCTTTCTTTCCTAAATCTTCAGGTACAAGTCCACTACTTGTATCAAGTATATTACAAGTAGGCTTACCTATAAATATATGAGTTCTTGTATGAGCAAGAGTATTGTCAATTAAAGTAACCCCAAATCTATTAACAAAACTTCTCTCCATATGCATTCCTTCATTTATATTAGAAGTAAACCCATATGTATTTTTGATATGCTCAGCTATATCTTGAAATCCTTTAGTTGAATATAAAGATAAATCTCCTTCTCCGTCCATATTAATAGGACCTCTTTGTGGTATAGTTTTATAGCTATTATACCCATAAGGTACAGAACCTGTAGACCTACCATTATTATAATGATTACTTCTCGCAGCATCCCAAGCACGAGATGCAACTCCATCTACTTTACCGCCAGTTGACTTTCTCGATATAGCCCAGCCTTTACTGATAGCATTATTAGTGTCCATACTACTACCAAAATTATATGAGTTATTACCACCAGTACCACCATCAAGTCCCGGACGATTAACATAATTATTTCCGTCTATATAAAAATTAATCCAAGGATTATTCGTAAAAGCCCCTTTAAGTGTACTTCCGAGTTTACCCGGAAGTCCACCGAATATTGATTTATATGAGTTCATAACTGGATTACCAAACCAACTATCTATTTTACCAAGTAATCCTCTTTTAAGTTTTTCTTCTACTCTACCAAAAGCCTTATTAAATCTACTATTTATCTTATCAGAAACTTTACCAGCTATCTTACCAAAAGCATTATCAGCAAGATTTCCTATGTTCCCTTTACCGGTTTTTAAAGCACTATCTATATTAGAAGATATATTATCTATAGCATTATTGACAAAATCCGTTCCACCAGTGTATAAGTTACTAGCAACATTAGAAGCAGCCTCAGACCAATCAGTATTTGATATACCACTATATACATTTGCTAGCGGGTCTGATATTTCTCTTGAGAAAGACTCTTGAATTTTAGCATATCCTCTTGTGGTTACGTCACTTAAACTTCCACCAGTTTCTTTACCATCAGCCATATTAAAACCTCCTTTTTCTTGTAATTTTAAACTAAAGGGGTGTTTGGGACGGTTTTGTGAATGAAAAAAAAAAAAAAGACTGAGGACAAAGCCTCAGTCAGTTTTATTATACTTTATATTCTATTTCCACTTTAGGAGATAGTGCTTTAACTTCATTTAATATAAACTCAAATTTTGCCTTTGTATCTTCATCTTTAGATGCCACAATAGAATCATCTACATACAGTTTATCTATTCCAAAACCTGATAAATTATCTAAGCATTCAAAGAATGAAGATTTGAATTTTAATACAGTTTCATCTTTTGATAATATTATACAAGAAGCTATAAATACCTTAGATTTAGCTATACCGAAATAATCCATTATTTTAGTTTGGTCTGTATTAGCTTCTGGTACACCATTTTCATCTGTAGTTATAGAAAATTCATCTTTATCTGTAACTATCATTATACATTTATCATGAGTATCATCATTGTCATCTTTTTCTAATATCTTTTGTGCAAGTATCTTATCATCCCAACCTTTATCTTCACTGTCTTCAAATAGTTCATCAATATCTACAGTTAGTATATTTCCTAAGAACTTAGTGAATATAAAGTTATATTCGCTGTATCTATCCTTTCCAGTATAAAGATGTAAGAAATCTCTATATAAAGTTACAGCGTCTTCAGCACTTGCTACAAACACTTTATCATTATATCTTCCACTTAATATATTATTAATAAAAGTTTCTAAAGACCTTTTAGAATTAGAAACTATCTTTCCACCAGATACAGATGTCATACTAACAATACCACCAGCACCTACACAGATACTTCTAAATGTTGATAAGTCTTCAGGTATATCTTTATCATTCAATAAAGACTTATCAAAAGAATCAGCAGGACAAGCTGTAAATGAAGCCGGTTTATCATACTTTTTCATATCATTAAGTATCATACCTATTGCTCTAAATGGGTGTCCATCTTCATGCATTGTTCTACCATAAATTCCACCACGAGATTCTTTCTCAGCTTTTGTTTTTATAATATCTCTATATCTAGCATGAGCATCATATATACTACTATAACACCAAGTATTGTCATATAGATACTTAGAATTTATAATAGCATTTATAATAGAATTCCATTTTTCTTGAAGTTCTTCACCAAATGGAACACTACATCTTAACTTTAATGCTTCTAATATATTTAGAAGATAATTTTTGCCAGTATTACTAATTGTATAAACTTCAAGTTGAGGTTCATACAAATCACTAATAGTTTTTGTAAGATAATTTAAAATCTCATCTGTTTTAAGTTCATTAAATACAACCTTTCTTGAAATTACATTTGAGTCTTCATATTTACCATAAGTTTTAGTTATTTCTAAACTAATTTTATCATCAAAATCATATTTAAACATTCCACCAAAATTTGTTTCACCATTGTACATCATAACTAACATAGTATTTTTCATAATCTTTTTCCTCCTAAATTTTTATTTAATAATATAATAAGGGTGGAATCTCACCACCCGAGTTTACCAATATTAATAACAACTAAAATTTCTTTATATCGACATTTGTATAGTTATCACCATCAAAGTCTATAAGTGAAATATAAGTTCCAGCCATATCATCGTCATCATAAATATTTCTTGAAAGACGAACTATTGCTGGTATAAGCCATACAGTTCCTATACCTTCTACATCAATATAAAGTTCAACAGATGGACCATATTTTGCTCTCTTTTCTTTTAGAGTTTCTTCAACATGTTCTACCCATTTATCCAAATTTTCATGACTATCTATTTCTGTAAGTTCACTATGAAGTTTATGGTTTACAACAAAATCCCAACCTTCAGATTTTTCAAACACCATATCCATAGTGTAATTACTTCTTCCACCAATAATAAATACTAATCCTTTTTCCATTTTACTTACCTCCAATTAATTTATTTTTATTGCTACTTCATTTATAATATATACTAAAAAAAGTAAATGGTGCAGGAAACCCTGCACCAAATATATTATCTGAAGTGTACATTGTATTCATACTCTGCTTCTTTATTTTGTTTTAAATATTCTTCTTCAATATTTAACTGATTAGCAACAAGCAGGTTTCTGTGGTCAGTATAAGTAGAACCACTTAACTGCACATTTACTGTATTACCTATAAGTAAGCAAATAGTAGAGAACTTTCTTCTTACATTTTCTCCTATAGATTTATAGTATTCAGCCATATCTTGTAAAGTTATATTAAACTCAGTTTGTATAACAGTCTCAACAGCTACAGCTCCAGTTAAAGAGTTTTCAGGTCTATCATTTAACTTTTGCTCTCCATCTACAGTTCTATTAACCCAGTCAATCTTTTTAAGTTTTTTGATATAATATTTTACATCATTTCCTTCAACACTTCTTGCACCGTAGTTTTGATATAAAGTATTAGGGTCATCAGAAGTCTTTTTAACCATTCTCCAAGGTATTCTTGTTGCAGCTGTAAATCCCGGAGCATATCTATTAACAGCTTTCACAACAGCACCGTCAGCTCCACCGTTACAAAGCATTACACCACAATAGTTAAGTTCAGCTTTAACTACTGATGATGTAGGCGTTATTGTAGTTTTTAAATCTTCATCTAAAGTTAATACTTGTATTTTATTAGTTCTCTTACCAGTTAAGAATTCTGCAAGTAACTGAGTAACTCCAATAAGCATAGTGTTTTCTCCAGACTTAGTTCTTCTGAAAAGAGTTCTACCAGAGGGTAGGGTTACATTATCTTCTTTCTTTATAAGAACTCCTCTTACTTCATTTGAGTGCTTAGGTTCATCTAAAGTTGAAGAAAATGATAATATATCATCTAATTTTCTCATTTATCTTCCTCCTGTTTATTTAATATATTCTACAATGTCTGTTTGTAAACGACCAGTTTCTCGCCTTCTTATAGTGTCATAAACCTTAACATCTGTATTCAAATCAGACTTTGTTTTATTTCTTATAACATCTTTAATTCCAAGATTTGAATATCTATCCCAGAAGTACCATTTATATTTATCATTTAAGATTTCTAAAGGTTCTATCATATCGTGCTCAAATTCTCTAAACTTCTTTTGAAAAGCTCTATCGTGAACTATGAACTCTTTATCCTTTTCATATACTTTATAAACCACATGTGGTATTGCTTCAAATATATCAATATAATCATTATCGTATTCCTTATACCATCTTTGGAAACCATCATCAAATGTAGTTTCATTATAATCTCCTCTTAGATATTCAGTTGTATTAGGAACTGTAATCCAAGGTGGATACATAACTTTAGACCTATCTCTTACTCCCTTTCTATGAAGTAAATCAGTTACTTCAAGATATGAATGTAATCCTGACATCTTTACAGTTTGAGTTGCTTCTTCATAAGTAGTTGTCGTAACTCTATCCCAAAGCCACACATGATTTTTAATTAAAGTTTCAGATAGTATTCTTTCATAATCATCAAATACATATGAAGTTTCAGAAACTCTTAAATCAACTGTATAGGTTTTCAAAAAAGCTATCATTTTAAACATTGTAGTTTTGATAGTTTGAGCTTCATCTTCCTTTATCTTAGATAAGAATGATAGTAAGTTATCTCTTGCTGCTGTGTGCGACGGATTACAATAGTTATACAAATCTTCTATTACAGATAGAAGTTCTTCATTCATAGCATCTTCAACATTAGCTCCAGCCTTTAAAGATTGTAAATGTGTGTATAAAGGTGGATTAGATACAGCTAAGTAATCCGAATAAGTATTATAGTTTTTAATTTCTCCATAATAATGATTAATAGCCATAGTACCTATCATATGCTCAAGTTTCATAAGTTCTTTCATAATAGCATAATCGAAGTTTTCTTCTCTTATCATTCTTCTTAAAACACCTAGTGCATTTCTATTGTGTAAAAGTACATCTAAGAAATCTACTACAGACATAGAAGCATTTACGGTTTTATAATAAGATAAATACTCCATATCTTTAGGAACTCTTGAGTTAAATGCTTCAGCAACTTCTGCTGTTAATTTAAAATGATTATCTATACCGTAGATGTATACAAGTCCTTCAGCATCTTTTATTATATCATCTTCGTAACCATTCTTATTCATTATAAGTGTCATAGAATAAACGAATGCGTCCCAAAGTGAACTTTGAAGATTTGCTTTAGTTAAAGTTAGCTTAAAATCTCCTAACCTTTTCTTATTACCAAATAAGAAAGATAAAAACTCAGATTGAGTAAAAGCATTTTCAGTTAAAGATACGACACTATCAACTCCTATATACTTTGTGGTAACATAAGAGAAATTCTCTTTCATTACATATTCTTTTAACTTGTCTCGTCCTAACCCCCATCTCTTATCACCAGCTACAAACTCATCATAAGGAATTTTTGCTTTAGTATCTCCTTCTCTTATATTATAGATAAACTTATGCAAATCTTTAGCTCCTATTGGTACTCTTACAAAATATAGCTTATAGTTTTCTTCAAGTGATTTTGACGGGTCATAACCTTTTTCAAAATCTACATATTCTTTATATAGTATATATTGATATACATCTTTAATACCGAATGCTTCAGCTATATTTATAATAGATGATTTATCTCCTTTAAAACGAAGAACTCTATTTATCTTCTCAGCAAAAGCTATACGAACCGATTTAGGTAAATCAGCAACATAAGGGATTGAGAATGTTTTATAAAGACTATCTAGTATCTCATCTGATGTAAAGTCAAACTCAAGTATATTTATTGGATTTTCAGCAAGTATCATATACATAGTACTACATATAAGATAAGTCGCAGTCAAAGGTTCGTAATAATCGTACGAATCATGATAATACTCATTATATTGAGTTTTCATATAAGCTATTCTCATATATTCATACACTTCAGCGACTCTATAACCTACATTATACTTTGTAGTATCGATATACAAAAGTCCAAAAGGTTCTGTGGTTCTTGTTAAATAAAAAGGTATTCTTCTTGTGATATAATTTAAGTATTCTTTATCTGAATTCTTTTCAATAATCTCATCAAGAAGTCCTTTATTTATAAGGATAGATAGCTCACCCTCACTCATAAGATGAATAGGTGTATTATCTCTTATACCGTCTATATGATATCCTATATAGATATAATCTTCTTCTTTAGTAGGATATCCCATAAGAGTTAGTACATAAGCATTTTCTTCTTTATATCCATTTACTATCTCAACTCTTTTATTTTCTAAAAGCTCATCACATTCAGCTTCTGATAAATATTGCTTTATATCTCTTGGAAATCTTTGTATTCTTATGATATTGTCTTGATTATAATACCCAATATTATAAAAATCTTCTACAGTATATTCATACTCATAGACACTATCAGTTTTATTTTTAGCATTTCTATATATATTAAATCTGATACGCATTTCTTCTGTATCAAAATACTCAAGTTCTTTTTGCTTTTTGATAACTGCTGTTTTAAGACAGTTTAATATATCTCTATTATCAGTTACAAAATCGTCTATTCTTAGCATCTAAAAACCTCCTCACTTTGTTATAAATCTCATAAAAGTGTTCGTTACAAACGAGTTTACGAACACTTTAATTAGTAAAAATAATAAAAACCGGAGGTTTAACATATATGGATATAACAGTAATATTTTTAATATGTATGATAAATATTATATTATTTTTGTCACTTGGCTTTTATATGTTTTATATATTCAAGACAAGACAGATGTCATTTTATGAAAGAATGGAACTTAAGAGATTGCATCTTGATAAGATGCGAACTTTAAAAGAACTCGAACTCAAAGAAAGAGAGCTTGAAATAGAGCGTGAAAAGATAAGAATGAATACTAAACTTAATTTCAATGGAGATGTAATTGCAACCATTGATAGTATGGTTGCGGCATATACTGAGCCTTTTATTAAGCTTAAATATACAAATGCCGAAAAACCACTTGAAGATAATATCTTCTCAGAAATTATAGTACCTAGATTTGGTCTACCTCGTATGAAAGATATGGATGAAATATGTAAAAAGATATTTGATGATATGCCACCTGACACAAGAGACATTATGAATATCTATATGACTAATGCTAACTTAAATGAACTTGTAAGAAATATGGTTACAATATATTATCAAAGAGTAATGTATCAAATGACAAAGGTAAAAGAAGAAAAAGCAATTATTGACAATATGCAATCTACAAAGAGAAGAGATTGGTTATTTGTTAAAGGTAAACTTAATACAAACTGTAAGAAAGTACCAAAAGAAGTTATGGAAGTATTAAAGGAAATTAGACCTAAGAACTTTGCTGAAGTTAAAAACGCAATAGATTATATTAAGAGCTTTGATATGGAAAATAGAAGAGATAGAGAAATTTATCAAATGCGTGAAGAACAAGGATACACAAAACTACTTAATTTAGATTTATCAGATTTTTATGATTTAGACCAGTATGCTAAATCACAAGGTAAGGAGGTTTGGGAAATACAATGAAGCTTATAAAATTTGACGAGTTTGTGAGAAGGCTTAAAATACAAGAAGTTACATCAACTAATTTATTTTTAGCAAACGGTTCTCCTGACCCTAATGGACTTGTATCGCAAAGAATATTTGGAGTTTCAACTCTTGATAGACAGACACTTTTTGGGTACATAAGTTTAAATGGTAAATTTATGCACCCAGTTATTTATAAAAGAATATTTAAAAGAAGTTTTAGAAAGATAGATGGAATAATAGCTGGAACTGATTACTATAATATTACAGATAAAGGGGAGTTAGTTCAAGACCCTTCAGGATATACAGGACTTGAATGGCTTTATAAGAATTTTGAAAAGATTAAGTTTAATAATATAAACTCAGGAAATGATGAAGACCAAGATTTATCTTTATTTAAAGAAGATGTAAGAGCAGTTTTAAAGAAATATGATAAGACTACATTATTTACGGATAAGATGATAGTTATTCCTATAGCATTTAGAGATGTCGATATAAGACAAGGACAAATGGGTATAGATGAGCTTAACTCTTTATATCGTTCTCTTATGAATAAAGCTAAAATATTAAAAGACAATAAAGATGTAAAGCTGTTTGATATAAATAGACTTATGTATCAAATGCAACTACAAGTAGTTCAGTTATATGACTTTTTAAAATCTATTATCGGTGGTAAGTATGGACTTCAAAGAAAAAGAGCGTTATCTAAGAATGTGGACTATGGTTCACTTGTAGTTTTATCAGGACATGAATTTGACGGAGATAAGTTCTATGATGAAAAGGTAAATGTTGATAAAACTGGATTTCCACTTACATCTGTAAGTGCTGGAATGTTTCTATTTATGTCAAGAAGAATGTCAGCCTTCTTGAAGCAACTTCCTATGAGAAAAAAGAATGGTTCACAATTCTCCTTAATGGAAAAAGAAATGTATTATGATGGAGAGAAGATGAAAGAATATAGAGATACTTATTTGCACTCTATATCTGAAAGATTTAATCCTATTCTAACTCCTGATGGTGAACCACTTATAATGGAGTATAAAGTAAATGGTAAGAATAAATCAAGAGCTATGACTATAACTGATTTGCTTTATATGTTTGCGTACGAAGAAGCTGAAGTCGCTGAAAGACATATGATAGTTACTCGTCACCCTACAATGGATAGTTTTAATATTATACCTACTCTTATTCATGTACTATCAACTTTAAGAACAGTTGAGGTTGAAGCTTATGGAATGAAATATCCTTATTATCCTGATATAGATTATATTATAGATAAATATGGAGATTTACATATAAGAGAGAATGCAATAAAGGCTGAGAAAGAGCTATCAGGTTACTTCGTTGAAACCGAAAAGATATCAACATTACAACTCGCTGGAATGGACGGAGACTTAGACGGAGATAAAACAGTTGCAAGACCAGTGTTCTCAGATGAAGCTAATGAAGAATGTAAAAAGAAAAGAGAATCTTTAAACTTATACTTCGATATGAAGCTTGGTAATATGAAGAAGTTAGGTAATGATTCTCAACAAGCACTTTATTCATTTACAGTATTTCAAAAAGATGCAAAACTTGCAAAACCTGAAACTGTAGCAAAACTTAAAGCTGCAACTCCTGATGATATTACTATGACATTTTTATTTAAAGAGTTAAGACTTGGAGATACAACTAAGTTTAAGAAAGAAAACGATATAAGAGAACTTATGGAGTTTGAAGGTGGAGTATATGGTCTTGCTGGTAATAAGAAATACTACTGTACTATAGGACAATTTATAGTATGGAAACTTCTATTCCAAGAATGTAAAATACCACTTCTTACTGAAGTTCTAACTAAGAAAGTATTTGGAAGAATAATGACAGATATAGGAGTTAAAGTTAAATCAGGAGAGATTACTATTGACGATTATAAAAGATGTATAAATAGATATGAGTCATTCTCGTTAAGAATGAGCTCATTTGTAAATCCTTCTTTATCTACAGGAATGCTATGCTTAACTCCTGATATTAAAGCTTTAAAGAAAGAACTTATAGAAGAAAATAAAGATGGACTTAAAGCTGATGACCCAGTTGCAGCTGATAAGGTTGCTAAAGGAGTTATTAAGAAAGTTAAAGAAGTATATGCTGATGACCCAGCAATGGAAGCATATGATAGTGGAGTTTTAGGACTTAGTAACCAATTTCAAACTATGGCTGTTATGGTAGGTTCTCTGCCTCAAGATAGTGACTTTAATAAGTTTAGAGTATCTACTGAGTCTTTAACAGACGGACTTCAAAAGAAAGACTTATCTTATGCATCTAATATGGGGCTTGTAGGTGGATATTCAAGAGGTAAATCGACTGAAGTTGGTGGAGCTGTTGCTAAGATGATGAACTATGTATTTAGAACCATAAGACTTAATAAATATGGTTCTGATTGTGGAACTAAAGTATTCTGTAAGATTTATGTCGACCCTAATTATAAAATTCAATTTATAGGTCGTTGGGTCATAGATAATGGAAAGGAAATTAAGATAGATGAATCTAACTTTAATAAGTATGCAGGTCGTGAAATGGAAATGCGTTCAGTTCTTACTTGTAAAGGTGAGATGATATGTTCAAAATGTGCAGGAGACTTACCTTATGAAATGCTAAATGTTTGGGATAAACCTGTAAACTTTGGACTTAAACTTAATAAGCAACAACACGAACTTGTGCAAAAGAGACTTAAGTTATCTCACGATACTTCAGTTAAATTCAAAGGACTTAACTTTGATACTTTCTATCCAACTAAGAAAAGAGAACCATAATAAAAAAAAAAATAGAAGGGGCGTCCCCCTTCTATTAAGTTTTCTTTAATACATGTATTTTGGGATTAATGGGATTTATCTATTATGGGATTATAGATTTATAAATAATTTTCTTCAAATTGTTTTAGAAGTGGTTGAATACAATTACTTGCATCAAGTAAGTCTCTTTCATTTGTAACAAGTAATTTTCCGTTTTCATCATATGGAGCCCAAGACTCAACTACTTCTGAAAGTCTATCAATTCTTTTACCAGTATCTTCAGCTTCATCAGCTGTTAAAGCAATATTGTCTAAAGTGTAATATCCAATTTGTACATCTTTATTTCCTCTTGGTACTGTAACACTTTGGAACTCACCAATTCTTGGAACGAAGTATCCTAAATCACGAATTGCTATACTTCCTTTCTTAACTCCAAAGTTTTCAGCCGAAAGTACCAAATGTACGTCATTCATGTGGAAGTAATCATTAAATTTTCTCAAGATTGCTGATACTTCTCTGTAATGTTCAACTGCCGCATATATAGCAGCATCTCTATCATCTTTCAAGAATACTCCACCATTTTTAGATACTAAGTTCTTTACATATTCAGCACATATCATAAAGTTTTCATATCCTTTACCTAGCGAGAAATTTGATACCATAGGCATGTGTGCTGCAAGTGCTTTATATGCTTGAGTACTGTTTGCTACTATTGATGAACAATATCTTTCAATAGCATTATCTCTAAATCCAACTTCTCTAAAAGGAACTTTGTAAACCCAATCAGAACCTTCTACTCTAAAGGCAACTCTGTTTTGTCCTCTTCCCAATATTTGGAATCCAGCTTCTCTTATAAGTTCTTCATATCTTCTTGCAACATCTTCTACTGATGAACTTGATTGATAAGCTTCCACCATAGCTCCTGCTAACTCTTTAACTCTTTCTTGAACCTTTTTGTTTTCTCCTTGATTGTCATAACCTCTAAAATCTCCAAACATTTTATTCCTCCTTAAATATTATTTTATTTATGCTACTAATTTATCTTCTTCCAAAATTTGGTGACTTTTCCCAAGTCTTACCACCTGATGTATTGAAGGCACTTTTACCAAAGGATAAGCCTCCTGTATTCCCGTTACCTGCGGGATTTCCAAATATACTATCTGATTTGCCGAATGTGAAACCACTTGATTTCCCACTTCCACCACTGCTACCGAATGAGAATTGCGAAGACTTCTTATTACTAGAACCGAAAGCTGAAGTAAATCCACTATTTGAAGAACCACCGCCAAATAATCCTTCACTACGTGAACCAAATCCACTTCCGCCTCCACCGAAGGCTCCTCCACCAAAACCACCACCAGAATATCCGAATCCACCATTACCATAATAATCATCATCGTCGTCTTCCATATATTTAGCAAAACGAGATTCTTTAGGTTCTTCTTCTCTATAGAACCCAAATGCATTATTCTTAAATGGTTTCTTCTTAATTGGTTCTTCATCCATAACTAGATTTAGTTTTGGTTTTGCTTCTTTTTCAGTTACTTCAATTCCTAGCTCTTCAATAGCTTTAACTACAGCTTGGTCAACAAGTCCTTCGCTTACTGCATCCTTTAGGATTTTAGTTAAACTATCGTAGTTATTAACTACTACCTTGAATACTTTAGATAGCATAAACATATCGACAGCATATCTTGATACTTCAAGGTCAGTATCCAAATCATTTAACTTTCTTACTCTGTCGATATAGAATACCTTTTGCATTTCATCGTAAGTATTCTTATCTATCATCTTTTTGAACTTTTCAGCACCTTCACAAAGTCCATCTCTTTCTTTCATCCATTTTGCCAAGTTTTCAGGTATTGCTGCTTCTTCATTTCCAAACCAACCAGCAGTTTGATTTAAAAACTTAGGGTCTGTGAATTTGTATTGATATTCAGATAAGTACCCTTCCAATGCATTTATAGTTGCATTCCATTGGTCGCTCCAGTGAGCTCCCCTTTTAACCTTTTCATTTAAAAAGACACTTTCTGGTGCCATACTCTTAAATCCTTTACCGTTTCTAAATTTCTTTGTGTTTAATTGCATAACTTTTCCTCCTTAAATTTTATTTATTTTGTACTGCTACACATATATAATATATATTAAAAAATAACGATTGTGTAAATCGCTATTTCTTTAATTGCTCTTGAAGTAACATATCACCAAGTGCTATTCTTCTAGCTTCCTCAAGGTCAGCATCAAGTTTTGCTTGCATTTCGGGTGGTATCTTCATCATATCAAATTCATTCAATTTACCTAATATTGAATTAGGGTCATCAGGCATTACATCTCTTATATCATCATAAACATCTTCAGGTTCTGGAGATATTCTAAATCCATTCTTTTTAAATTTAAAAAATCTTAAATTTCCTTTATGTCCATTATTTACTGATAACTCATTTATCTCTTTATTATTATCTCTATCTTTATCAAGAAGCATATGAAGCATAGTTACATTATTGTATCTACCTCTGAATTGAATAAGTAAAGATTCCACATGGAATTTAAGTCCAAATCCACCAGCGACATGAGAAGCGTTTAGTTGTCCACCCATAAGTGGGCTTGGATACATTCTTCTTCCTATTACTTCTTGTGCTACTCTTTCTCCCTCTCTATTAAATTGTCCAGCTGTTACTATTGGTACATTGAGTCTTTGAGCGGCAAGTTTTAAGTTCTCAAACTTCTTAACCAAATCAGTTTTAGATTTATCATCTGTATCATTTCTATTTATAGGTACAGCAAGTAAATCAGCATAGTCAAGAACTATAAGCATAACTCTCATGCCGTCATTTGCAAGCTCAGCAACAAGTGCATCTAAATCATCAGGACCTATATCATATCTGTGGAATTCACGAACTACTATTGCCATTTCATTATCATTTTGAGGAGCTATATATTTATGAGCTATTCCTGTAACTTCAGCATCTGACATATCAATTAATTTTCTTGAAAACATCTTTTCTTCCATATGCCAATCTACAAATCTTTTAAATACTTGTAAAGTATCATTTTCTAAAGTTATATGAAGTACACAGTTTTCTTTACCGGGTATCTTATCCACATTAGGATTATTCTTAGCAACTCCTAAAGTTACATTTTCTAAAAATCCCGATTTAAAGCCTCCAGAGAGTGCTATAGTTGCATACAGCTTCTTTGGTTTTAGTTTACCCATAAAATCATCGAGAGCTGGTACACCAGTTGATAAAGCATTTGAATCTTCATATCTTAACTGAGTTATGATATTGTCAAGTCCTTTAGAACTTCTTGAGAATTTTACAGTTTTATTATTTGCTTTAGTAGTTCTAGTTGATATATCTATAGCTACCGATTTAAAATCATTTATTATATCTTGATACTCATTCATTACAGTATTTGTAGGAGAAGCCTGTAAATATGTAAGTTTTGTCATTATACTATCCATTTTCTTTAAAGCTACTTTATTTACGGATAAAAAATCTACAAGAGATGCTATAAATTTTTTATTATCCTCTGTAGCTTGTAAGTATTTAGCATATACATCAGAACCCATAGTCTCATCGGTTGATGATATGCGAATAAGTCCTTCAGCATCAAGTGTTATTCCATCTTGTATATATTTAAGCATAATCTCTATACATTTAACTATATCTTGCTCTCTTGCATCTTTTCTCGATACTTTTAAATCCACAAGAGCTTCTTTTAGATTTGCTAGAAATTCATTATTATGTCTAAAGTGTGGTACTATACTAAATAGTAGCGTAAGCGTTGCATAATTAATAGGTATTATCATAACTGAACCCCTTCCTTATTTTCTTCATTAATTGTGAGTTTTTGAATATCAGAAATATCTAAAAGCTCTTTTATTCTATCTATAGATAAATTAGTTTCATATATTTCTTCTATTGTCTTTTGTATCTTATGAGTTAAAGGAATAGTAGGAGATAATACATATTCTGCATCTTCTTCTATAGATTTAACTTCTTGAGTTTTAACTTGTCTTTCAATTTTGAATTGAAATATCCCTTTATAAGATGACATAATAAATGATAAGTTTTTATATTCTTCATCATTATAAGAATTAGTATCTACATCTATTCTTATAATATCTTTAGCTTTCTTATCAAGTTTCAAATCATTAAAAAAAGCTTTCATTTTTTTTACAGATGATTTGCATATATCTGTACCATCTAAGATAGTATACTTTCTACAAAGTTTATTTTCTATAAAATTAACTTGAAACGTATTAGTTTCTATATCATATATTATATCATCAAAACCTTTCTTAACTCCGGCATCTGAAAATGAATGTGAAGAAAAAGAACCTGTATACCAGATATTATCAGCAATACTCACTCTATTATGAATATGTCCACAAACTGTATATCCTCCTGTAGTTTCTATTATATCTCTATCTTTTATTACTTGTGCCATCTTATGAGTATCAGCTTTTAAAGCCTTAGCATAAGGCATAGCTGATTCTATAGAACCGTGATATACAGTTACATCAGCTTTAGTAGTTAAAGCTTCTTCATATAGTTCTTCATAAGTATTTGAATAATACTCAGGAATAAATCTAAACAAAACTCCTTCTACATCTATAAACTCTACTTCTCTTACTATATGAAAGTATGGACTTTCTAACGATGCAAATATATCAAGTTGCGTATTATCGTGAGATAATGTACCTTTTAGTAAGAATACTTTAAAATCATAAAGTCTTGCTCTTTCAGCAATAGTTGTCATAAAGTCAACCGCTATTTGTATTACTTTGTGATTTGCTGGATACACTCTATCAAATATATCTCCAGCAAATGTTAGTACATCTATATTATCTTTTAATTTATCTATATAATCAATTATAAGCATAAGCTCAGCTATATAATCTGTAGGTTCGCTATACACTGATAAGTGTAAGTCTGAAATATTAATGTGTCTTAGTGTTGTCATAAAGTCCTCCCAAACAGCCCTTTAGTTAAAATTTGAGGGCTTACACCCAAAAATTTGTTAGTAAAAATTTGATAATTAGGAGGTTTAAAATATATGATTAGAACGAATCAAGCAAAGCTTTCTGACTTATCTTCTTTATGGAAAATAATGGATAAAGTTGATAATTTGTCAGGTAAAGTAGCAGAGCTTATATCTGGTCGCGATGTAGATGCAACATCAGCACCCGAAGCTTTTTTACTTTACGAAGCTAACTCGAACAAGATGTTCAAAAGAGATATTATGAATTTGATAAATGAAAAGAAGATTGTACTTAAGTATAATCCTTTAGTTGCTGTAGGAATGTATCTTCCTTATGCTCCACTTATTGATAAATCATCAGGAGCTGTACAAGTTATAGTGAATGCTACATCTTATTGTACAGAAGAAGAAGGTAAGTTTAAAATTAATGTAAATGATTTGATAGGACTTTGTCAAGGTGCGTGGGCTGTTTACAAATCTCTTATTAATTACACAAAGATATGTGCTAATTTCCAAATGAGATACTTGCTTATTGAACTTTATACAAGAATACTAACTATAGGTATATCGGGTTCATCTATATTTGCAAGTGGAGCAAATGCTAAATATCTTAAATATATCTGTGCAAGATTTATGTTAGGACACCACTTTGGTCTTAATAAGAATGTACATGAAAGTGCAATAAATCAAGCTAAGATAGAAAATGATAATGAAAAAGCATTTATAAATCAGCTAGTTTTAGAAACTCCGAAAGAGTTATGGCAATCATTTCATGGACTTGTAGAAATACTTAAAAGAAACTTTGCAGCTTTAAAAGATAAAGTTTCAGTTGAGTTTATAAGACAAAGAATATCTATAATCTTAGGAAGTCCGAATGTATTTGCTATTGACTATGTACCTTATTTGTGTGCACTAGCTTCAGGGTATTATAATAACTATGCAGTTTATAGAAGCTCATCTATTAAAACAGAACTTCAACCTTTCTGTATTGCGGTGGCAAGAGAAGTTCTACAATCTTTATAAAGGAGGTTTTTAAATGAGAACCTTTATTGATTCTACAGATGGTAGAAAAACTACCTTCTTTGATAAGTTAAAACCTCATATGTCAAAACCCGTCGATATCGACGGGCTTATTGGTATTTATAAATTTACTCTAACTAAACTCGTTAGTCCAACTATGGAGTTTTTAGATACATTAGGGAATATCGGTAGAGGACATTTTGAGACTATGTATGATATATATCAAATTCAAGAATTACAATTTACTCCAGACTTTGGTAAATATCAAATATTTTTTAAAGTATTTAATCAGCTATTAGATTATAAAACTTATCTTAATTCTAAAAATGCTAGATGGTATTTTGTAGATGAGTCTTTCTTTATAGTAGTTCCTAAGGAAGAAACTATAGCAACTGTCGGTACTATACTTATATCAACTGGTAACGATGTAGTTAAGTTCTTAGATGCTCCTAAAACTGGAGCTATACATCTTTATGAGAATTTGTATATGGAGATGAGTTTAAATCATATAGAAGTATTTTCTAGTAGAAAACCATTAGAACCTTATACACTTTGTCTTGCTGATTTAGAAGTAGGCACTGGAGTTAAGCTTGGAAATACAGTTTCAAATAAAACCGCTCTTATTGAAATGAGAGATTCAAAGGACATATTATCTTCTATAGGAGTTATAGTGTACGAAAGAGCTGGAGAGAAAGGATTTGAATTTCGTGATATAAATTATACTTCTTGGAATCAAAGCTCTGCTGTACTTGATATTAAAGCCTTAGAAGATGAAATAGGAACAGGTACTACAGTAACTAAACTTCTTATACTATATAGTAAAGAAAAGGAAGATAAAGGTGATGTGGGAGCTTTATATAGTGAATTTATAGACGCTTGTAATTCCAAAGAAGAACTTAGAAGTTTTGTGAAAGGGTTAAGAGCGAATTTACAAACTATATCAAATGATGACCCAAGACTTACTATGGACTTCGGAAAAGATGATACATACTTTAGTAATATTAAATCTATATCAAAGCAATTTGCTCTTGATATGCTAGGGGAAGAATACTCAAAAATAAGAAATGAAGTGAAGATTACAGAAGAAGGTACAAACTACGTATTTTTCGTACCTAATAGATTTTCACAGGTTATTTCTATCTACATAAATGGAAAATACTTTCACGAAGGATTTAAAAGAGAAGATAGACTAGGTTTATCTAAAATAACTATTCCTATGGATATACTTGATAATTATGATAACTTAGAATCTATGGAAGCTATAGTAGAACCACTATTTTCAAGAAGATATGATTTAGTGGTTAATAAAGTGATGAAGTTTGGAAAAGCTGAAGGTAATACAATAGATGATGAACTTAATCTTATTCCTTTATATGAAACAGCAGGACTTGATAAATCTCTACATCTATTTGTAGACGGGCATTTTATTCGTCCACATTTCTATGAAGTTGTAAATTATAATAATAACTTATTTATATTCTTAAAGAAGAAAGTAGAAAGTATCAAAAATGTAACTGTTATTGCTCACGCTGATGATGTATATGATGAGAAGATAGGAACTGTGTCTGATATAATACCTAAAGAATATCTAAACGATTATTCTAAAGTATACTATGGTGGACACTTGATACCTATAGATAATCTTCATAATATGCTAGATGGTAATTACTTGGACGCTTCAATAAATCCTGTATTTCCAGATAGTCACGACGATAACTTATCTATTTATCAATTAAAAGATAATAAGATTTATAAGTTTGTAGAAGATGGAAACTCAGATAATCTTCTTAAGGGATTTTATTATCTTGATATGAATACTAAAAAGATAGCTATATTTAGTGTATCTCAAATTTACACTTATATTAAAAATACAGTTTCTAGTAACACTATCTTGGTTAATTCGTATCCTACATCTAACCATGAAGACCTAATAGTGAAGCGAACTAAATTCGCATATGACATGCTGTCAATAGGAAAAAGATTTAGAGGTATTGTGAATGGTAATGATATTAACGGAACTGGAGTAAAAGACTATATGAAATTAAATTATCCTGAGTTTGTCGATACAAACGGTAGGGTTATTATTTCAAATAATGAAAAGGTAATATCTCAAGCACCAGTTAATGTTAATTTTGATAGGTATGAAGAATAACCATTACAATTAAATAACTTTCGATAAGTATACAAACGGTATATAATGAGAAAGTGGTGTCGGTAAATTCGGTCATATACATATATATGAAACTTGAAAATTCTTTTAGGAATTTCTTGAACGGCAGGTTTTAGAATATATGTATATATTGGTGATTTGAAATAATACAACATTTCAAATTTTATCATGTAAAATTAATATGATTCTTTTATAATATTAATTTAGACATTACAGTGAATTATTAGAGGAATTTTATTGTTCATAAATAAAAATTCTATAATGTGCGTGTCGCTTTATATCGAAATTGAAAAAACTTGTAATTGATTGAAAAAATCAAATGTGAGAGTATGTGAACGTGATTTAAAGTAATTAATCACCACATTAACAATGTGCGTGTCGCATTTTTGACATGATATCTAATAAATATTATTCATAATAATATTTGGGAATTCAGATGAAACTTAAAAAACGAAATGAATATGTTGTGCGTGTCGCATTATATGATATGAGAGGTTACAGATATTAGAAATAATATTTGTTTGAAAGAAGTTGGTGGGCACCAGCCCACCACTATCTTTTATTCTAGTATACTCCAATGATATCCATATCATTGTCGTGTGTAGAGAAAGTAAACAATCTTGCGAATCTACCATACTTCACGAATATATAAGTTGTAAGTATATTCAAGAGAGTAATAAGAATGAATGTAAATAATATATTATGTAAACTTAGGAAGTATAATATACCAATAGATAAACTACACACTTTAAAAAACTTTGACGCCTGTTCTTTCCACGTTCTTATATAAATATAAAGTAGTAAGAACGACGCCGCAAAAAATGTCAATAAATTTAATCCCAATCTTAGAAGATAAAACATCTTGTCCTCCTTTCTCTACCACGGACTTCGAGATTTACCTTTAAGTCTATTCACTCTTTTACCATTACCGAAATAAGAGTGAGCACCTAAGGTTATATCTCTGTCCTCAGCACCCGTAGAATTATCAAATAAACTTTCAGCCATAGAGACAAACTGAGAATTTTCAGTTGCCCGTTTATAAGTATCCCCCTCAAGAGTTTTAAAACCACTAAATCCACCGTCATTTAATGCATCCATTTTCTTATGCTCTAGCTCTATTTCCTTTTCTGTAAGTCCTTCAAATGGATTAATCCTTATATCAAAAGCATCCATTTTATTATAAGATAAAGCATCATCATCTGGAACATTCGGTGGCATTATACCGAATTTAATATCCATATCCATATCTTTATATAATACATATAAAGCCATAAGATATGCCATTATAACGTCATCGTGATATCCGGGTAAGTGGTCTATTCTTCCAGAACCTGTTACGGTTAAATTCATAAGCTCTCTTGCAATATCAGGAGAGTTGAAATATGTCTTATATCTATTAACTCTTGTATTTAGAATTTCCTTAGTCATAGTTTCCCGTACTGTATGGTCGTTATTTAAACCATATTGACCTTTAGTTATTCTACCGTCAGATGAGTTAATATAATAAGAAGCGTTAGACGCTGTAGATTCATAGTATAGGTTATCGACGATATCCGAACAATGTTTCAGCTTATCTACAACCCCTTTACCTATACCAGTTCTTTCTACTACTATTATTGCGTTAGGTGTGTACTTCCTGTAGAAGTCTATTATTATTTTAGAGAAGATTTCCGTATCTTCTGTATTAGTTCTAAATGTAAATAGAACCTTAGTAGTCTTAGGGTCTACTCCCACCATAGTAGAATAGTCAGACTTATCAGTTCCCCCACCACCAGCTATATCGACACCTATTACTATCTTTTTAAGCTTAGATTCTTCAAACCCCGGGAAAGTATTAAATACAAATCTATTATTAAGTATTATCTCTTTCATAGGAGTATTCTTTGTATATATTTCAATAAGTTCTAAGGCTCTTCTTGAAAATGGAGAACGATTTAAAACTCTTTTCCATTTAAGCATAACTTCCACATCGAATACTTCTCTATCTAGTTTTCTAAGTCTTTCAACAAGCCATTCTTGAGTAAATCCTAGTTCATTATAAGCAAAAGAGCAAAAGACTATATCTTTATTACCATTTGCTCTCATATACTCTTTTAATTCTTCCTTTGACAAGTCAAACATTATAAGATTGAATTTAACACAATCTTCAAATAAAAGCTTATATAACCATTCTCCCTCTTTAGTTGTAGCATCGGGTGGAGTTGATGTCATAGTAATATTATGTGGTGCTCCAACCTTTTCAGCATTGGCTGCCGCTTCTTCATGAGCTGGTTGAGCTGAGCCGTATGCAAACCAGTTATATTTAGACCAACCTATTTCGTCAAATCCTATTTTAACAAGCGATTTTCCCCGTCCAGTCTTCATCGCTCCTTCTTTAGTTTGACCGGTTGTTCCAGCATATATCTTATTATTCCAAAGCTTATGATGTATCTCCATAGTTTTTGCGTAGTTTTCACAATCCATTATCTGTATATTACCAGATGAGTCCTCTTTAGTTGCATATCTAAAGAGTTGCATATATGGTGGTAAAAGCTCAACTATGTCTATTACTGCTTGTAAGTTATCCTTTGCTTTTGGTAAGTTATTTGCAAATAATGCCATATTTGAATTACGGCAAGCAAGGTTCCAGCACCAACCGACAAGAGCATTATCTGTACCAGATTTGTAAGTTTGTCTTGGTTGTTCAAGATAATATGTAATATCATTTGCAGTTAAATACATAGATGTAAAAGAACCTATATGAAACTTCATCTTTGTAGGTCCAGCCGGAGTTGGTATACGAACTACTTCACGACAATAATAAATAAGATTAGTTGTAGACTCTTGAAGTATTGCTTCTTTTTGTTCCTGAGTTAAATCGGGAGAAAATGGGTCTACATTATCAAGAGCTGGGTTAGTAAGAAGTAGTGGTAACCACCACCTCTTTACTTTTAAATTAAATAGAACTTTAGCAAAGTTAATTGCATACTCGTTACCTGAGTTAAATTGTACTGGTGGACGCTTATTTGGAAACTGAGAAAGCAAATCGTCATACATCAAATCCATAGTGTTTTTAGGTTCTCTGTCTTGATGTATAACAGCATTCTTTTCAATATCAAAATTTACATCTATTTGTCCTTTATAATCATATCTAGCTCTTGGTGTGTCTGTATCTTCAGGAAGAACTGACTCATCTGGATTATACTTATTCATATAAGCATATCTTGCAGGGTCATCATCATCATAATCCCCCACATGGTCCATAGATACTAAACTCTCAGCTATACGAATAGCTTTAGCATCAAATTTAACATCTACATTTTCTTCTTGAGATAGAAACTCTTTTAAATCTTGAGATACATTTCTTTTATAATTGGAAAATTGTGGATTTTCGTCATCTTCTAAAAATCTATTAAAATCCATACCCATAATAATTAACCTTCATATCCAGACGGGTAAGCAATATTTATAGACATTCTTGATTTCTTGTGGTCAAATTTACGAGTTTCTTCTATATCTTTTTGAAGCGTGTTTATAACCACTTTTAACGCTTCTTGTGCTTCTTTAGTCTTAAGCTTTCTCTTTAACGCTTGACACTCTTGTAATACAATGTATGCGTTATTTATAGCATCCTTTTTAGAATACTTAGTTGTGATATATTCCATATCTATTTTAGCAATAGATGCTTCTCTTGCCATATTGGTAACTTTCATCATTTCAGCTTCTATTTCATCTTCAGTAAATGTGATAGACTCAGCATACATTCTTATTTCTCTCTTATTTATCTTAGCTTGCAAGGCTTCTAAGATATCATAAGATTCAGCATACTTCAAAAGCTCTTTTGAAGTAAGTATCTTTGTCATATCTTTAGGCTGAACTTCTCCATATCTAAAGTTACTTTCAACTACACCTTCAAATGAATATTCCATAGAGTTGAAGTTTTCTGGTGTTTCAGCAAATCCACTATTACAAGCTCTCATTATTCTTGATAACATATAATCAAATGGAGTTCCTGTAAGTCTTGACATAGTTGCTTTTAAAACAACTTCAACATTCATAAGCTTTGTGCTCATGTGAGTATTTAGAATATTCCTTACTATATAAGCGATAGTCGAATCCATAACTCTTAAGCCTTTTGTATTTCCTTTTATAGCATCATTTATACATTCATAGATAACTAGATTACATAAAGCTATTCTTAAAGTATATGATTTGGCTTTCATATCAGACGAATCTCTCCATCTATCTACTACCGAATAATCATTTGAAAATTCAGCAACTCTACCATCTATCGCTCTTACAAGTTCCAAAAATGGAGCTATAAGTCTATTAGCTTTAAGTATTTGTCCTATTCTTGAAGCTAGTCTTCCAAAGTTATTTAGATAAGATATGATAAGAGGTGTGAACTCTTGCATTATCTTTTCATTTAAAAGTCTTGACTCTATTGTCTCAGCTTTAATCTTATCATTAACTGTATCAAGATATAACTCATCTATTACTATCATAAGTCTATTAATCCCGTATCTTTCCTTTACAGCTGATAAGTCTTTTGCAAGAGCTTCGGCTAAATCTAAGTCTTCTTCGATATCATCATTCTCATCACGGGTTTCAACCTTAATCTCCATATCTACTTTAGGATAATTAAGAGATGTAGTATCATCTTGTACAATAATTTTAAATGTATCATAAGCACCATCATAGTTTTGGTCCACATCTCTCCTATTAGTATTACCTATATAAAAAAGAAAAGCAGGGTATATATCTATCATATCACTTGGCTCTTCTGGATTAAATCTATCTCTTCTTCTTTTACAATATGTAAAATCTAGTTTAATTCCAGAAGCTTTATATATTTGAGAACCCAAAAAATGCAATGGTTCTTTAAGCAATTCTAATTTATTCATATATTAAAAACCTCCTTGTTTTATTATAAAAATTCACTAAAGGGCTGTTTGGGGTGGTTTTGTGAACAGGAACGCAGAAATAAAAAAAAAAAAAATAAAGGTGAGGTCGAAACCCCACCAATATTTTTAATTCATTTTCTTTTGTGGTATTCTTACATATTGGTAGAAACCTTTATGCTTGAATATGTTTTTCTTTGCAACAGAACCATCAGGTTGAGCTTCTTCTACAGAAACTCTTTCACTATAAGCATAGTATACAGGAACTTGTGGTTGTAAGTCTATACATAGAGCAGTAACTGCGGCTGGGAAACCTGCCAAATGGAAGGCTTCAATATTGTTTTCTTCAGCCCAAGCAACTGTGTCATTACAAGTAGATAAATAATTGTCTGGAGTTAATTGACCCCAAACTGATTTTAAATTATCTGGTAATTCCACTAAGTCATAACCTAAGTTATGTATTTCTTCCAATTGATTAACACCCATTACATGATTTGATACATTTAACATTCTTTTCATAATTCGTACCTCCTAGTACATTAATATTTTAAATTAAGACATTGACCTAATATACCATTTATATTATTGTCTGTCTTCTATGTTTATTATATATAATTGAAAATAAAAACGATGTAAATACCCCACAAACAGCCAAATATAATAATTTTAATAAAGGGGGATACCAAATGTATATTAAAAAAGGAGTACCTTATAATATAGTAAGTGATGATAACTATACAGGAAATAGCTTTGTTACTATGGCAGATATAATAGTTTCTGATATAATTCTTGAAGCGATATTTTCAAAAGAGACAAGAGTAAATATCAAAGGACTTGAAACTATGCCAGAATCAAGAAAATTATGTGAAGATGTTTTAGATAATTTAAGAGAAGATACAATCTTATATGATACAGATAAGATTATTGAGATAGATAATATATACTCATCAGCATTACAATCTTTAGAAAGAGAGTATGCTTGTTATGAAGTATCTATACTTGGAGTATCTTATATACCTGAAGATTACGGTTCATCTTTTACTTTAATTAAGATAGTAACTTATGAGAATATAGACGGAAATGAACTTCATCAAGTTCATTATATTTTACCGATATTTTCAAATGATGTAGTTCTTGCAAAGAATATTAACTTTGCTCTACATATATCAGGAGATGGACAAGCTGAGTTTATAGAACTTCCAATGATAGAATCAGGTGATACTTACGCTTTGGATAGTAGAAAATTAATAGATATATGTATAGCTTCTAAAGCATATAGTTTATATTTTACAAATTTAATTCAGCACAATAAGTTATTTGTAGTTCCAGTAGAAGAATTTGCAACTCAACTTGCAAGACTTGGAATAGTTAATTTCATACCAGCCCAAGGACTAGGAATTTACTTTGATGAACAAAATAGAACTTTACTTGGAAATCTTACAAATAATAGTATATCTTTACAAAAGTTTGACCCAGATACAATAAATGCTTTACCTGATAAGATTATAATGTATGACAATAGATTATATGCACCTAAGTTTGAAGACCAAACTCTACCTATAACTATTGAGATATTTGACGCAGGTCAGGTAACTTATGCTGGACAATATATGGATGATAACTTTATAGAAGTAATTGATGAAAGAGCAAAGCAAAAAGAATACGCAGAAGCTGATACTTCTGAAAAAGTCGGAAGAGCTGTTGAGAAAGCAAAAAGAATACCAAGACAGATAATAGAAAAAGGTAAAAAGATTATGTCATCTATGCGTCGTGCTATAGTTGAGTATAGAAAAGCTAAAGATGATGATTTGAGAGAAAAGCTTATAAATGATGAGTTTATACCAGTTATAGATAATGGTATGCAATGGCTTGTAGGTGGAGCTACAGCTTTTGGAATATACTTTCTTGTAATTGCAAATCCAGTTATAGCACTTCTTGGTGGTGGAGTTGCAAGAGAGCTTAAAAAGATACACGATGCTAATGTAAGAACTCGTGTTATGAAGATGATTAAAGATGAGCTTGAAGTTATTGATGAGAAGATAAATGATGCTAAATCATCTGATGATAGAAAGCAAAAGTATGCTCTTATGAGAATTAAGCAATCTCTTGAAGCGAAACTTACTTATGTAACTAGAAAGAGAAAATTAGCTTAAGGAGGTATATATGAATTTCTTAGGTAAGTTAGAAGCTAGTTTAAAACCAAAAGAGGAAAAGAAAAAGAAATTATATGGGGAAGCTGATATAGATGGTGGTTTTGACGCTTCTATATTTAATCTTCCTGATAGTATGCAAGCTGAAGCTGCTGAAGTTCAGGCTGAAACTGCTACTAATAGTTTAGATGATATTCCTGAAGAACCAGATGAGCCAACTGATGATGATATTCCAGAACCTGATTATGAAGAGCCTGATGATAATTTAGAAGATAATGAGTTTGCTATGGATGAAGAAGCTGATAGTGATGCTGGATATACAGAAGAAGGAAATGAAGAAGATGAGAATATGTTTGCTGAGGGTGAAGATGAGGATACACCTGAGTTTAGAAGAAAGGCTAGAAAGCTTAATAAATCATTCTCACTTTTGTATGACCAATATAAAGATTTAATTCAAAAGCTAAAAGATATAGACGCTACAGGAGATAAAGCTACTGTACTCAATATCATAATAAACGAATATGAAAATCAACTTCAGGCTTTAGTTGATTATGTTGATGATAATGATGATACTTGGGTTATAAGATTTCAAACTTTCGTTGAATTTAGACTTGCGTTTGTAACTCTAAATAAAAAGCTATCTCATATTCAAGAAGATGTCAATATACTTCAATAAAAGGGCGTTTAAAAGCCAAAAATAACATAGTGGTAGTTAAAAATTATTAAATTTAAAATAAATTAGGAGGTAAATAAATATGAATACTACACAAATTAGAACTAGCTTAAAAGCTTCAAATGTTACTGCGAAGACTAAAAAAGCTATTGAAGGTGTAGGAGCAGTGTTAAAGGGATTTAAAACTTATGCTGAGAATCAATCAGTAAACTTAAGTTCACCTTCAGCACCTGCATCTATGAAAGCGAACTTAAAAGGTTTCCAAGATGCTTTGACTGCAAGAATAACTCAAGATGTTGCGGTGTCTAAATATGGAAATGATACAAATGGTAAAGTATTATATGCAGAAATGCAAAGAATAGCTAATGCGGATATAGCTACTATTAATACAAGATTTGCTAATGAAATAAATCTATATTCAGAAAGTATGATGGCTGGGGAATATCACCCATTCCAACTTGCTATTTTACCACATGTGTACTTAGAAACTTTATCACAAAACTCAAGATTTTTAATGCCTACAAAGGAATATGTTTCTGAGCAATTACCACCAAGAAAAATGCTTACAAGACAAGTTGTAATCGAAGGAAAGAAATATGACTTCCCTCATTGTCTTAAAAATCCTGAAGTTATGAGAAAGTTAAGAAGTGCTGGTTCTGAAGCATTTGAATATACATTAACTGATATGACAAAGAAATCATTTAATATATTCAAAGAAGCTCATAAAGGTACTCAAGGAGAAAGCTCTTTAGTTCCTCAACTTGATATCGTTAAAGTTAAATATACTGACGCTGGAACAACTCAAGATGAAACTGTAGAAATGAAAGTATCTTCAGTTTTACCTGATGCTAATAACTACACAATGGGTAAACTTTATAAAGAAGTGACATCTAGCAAAGCTAATGCTAACACAACAGCTATAGTTGCTGCTGAAGTAAACTTCGCAACTGGAGACATTAAAATAGTTCACTCAAGCGAAGTAAAAGAAATAACATTCAAAGTTTATATGTCAGGTGCTTATAATAGACAATCAGCTTCAATAGATATTGAAACTAAACCTATTATACAAGTAATCAAAAACAGAATCAACATGATATTCGATTATGACCCGGGTTCAATGCAAAACTTCTTATCACTTGAAAATATTGATGGAGTTTTAGAAGGTCAATCAATCATATTTGATGTAGTTGTATCTGCAAAAGACCAATATGCTTTTGATACTTTAAATGGAGTATTAACTGACCTTAAAGCAATGAAAGCTGCAAACTTTGATTTTGAAAACTCAGATTCTGGATATTGGGCTTCTACTCACTATACTAAACCGGGAGTAGCAAATGGATTTAGACCAACATCTACAGAACAATGGGAAATAGATGAACTTGGTAGAAGAATTAAAGAAATGCATTCTGTAATGGCTACTAAGTTTAAATCTGTATCTGGAATGCAATTCAACTGGTGGGCTTCTCCTATAAATGTACAAAGATTTATAAGAAGCACTCCTATCATAACTAAAAATGAAAGTTATGGAGGACTTACTAATGAATATGCAGTATATGGATTACAAGTTGCTGGACAAACTTGTAAAATGGTAGAAACTGAAAGAGCTGAAGATAAAGACGGAATCAAATGTGTTCCTTACTCAAATATGGAATCTCAACCAACATTTGAATTCCAACAAGGTCCACACGCTTTATATACAGACGGAACTTTCAGAAATCCTTCAAGACCACATATGCCTGCAATAGCATATTATGATTACTATGATTGTAACTATGTATTTGCAATTCTTGGAGAAATCGCTATTTCTGATACAGTTGCACCTTAATAAAAAAAAAAATAAGATACTGTCCTTCGGGGCAGTATTTTTTTTTTAACTATTATATAATAAGGAAAGGTCGAACCTTTATGTATGATATGATATCATAATATATAAATTAGACGTAATAGTAAAGCTGGGGTTATCCCAGCATTTTACTAACACTTCTGTGATTAACTTATTAAGGAGGAATAATATGGATTTACTAAGTGATAAAGTAGAAGTGTGTGCACCTTATCTTAACAAAGATATGCAGTATATAGAAACTCTAATTAAAAGTAAAAGCGACTATATTAATAAAACTATAATTATGGAAGAATGTAGTGAACTCATAAAGGAAGTTTCTAAATCTGTAAGAGATACTAAAAATAAAAAAGAATTGACTGAAGAAATGGTAGATGTTATAATATCTTTACAGATGCTTATGAGAATGGAACATATAACTCAAGATGAAATTGATAGAGAATATAATAAAAAGATGAAGAGAAATTTACTCAGAATTGATACAAAACAAAGGATAGAAACCCTTAAACAAACATCGTTATTCTCTATTAAATGAGGGCATTTGAACCATTAAATAGGTGGTAAAAGGAGTGTGAGAGTTCAATGGAATGCTTATTGCAATATGTTGATATAACTCACGTATATTCATATACTCTAGGGAGTATGTGCTACATATTTATTTTGGGGATATTGGATTTATGTGAAGAATAAGGTAATATGGTATGAAATTGGGGGCGTTATGCCCCCAATAAATGCTGTTTTGGAACACTTTTTTAGATATTTTAAATTTAGAATAATTAGGAGGTAAATATAAATGACTGGAAAGTTAATTACTTTATATGGAGAGTCTTCTATCGAAACTACTCCGGGAAGTAGAGTTGTTGAAAGAAAGTTTATAGGTAATCAAATTAAATGGACACAAGAATGTATTACATTTGGAAGACAAACAAGAAATGGTTTTACTTTCAATAAGAATGAGTTTATGGATGCTATTGCTGACCCTTTTGTTGATGACAGAATAAGAGGTAAGAGATTTTATAATGAAATGGACCACCCACCAAAAGCAGATTATGAAAGATTTATAACTGTTAATATGAAAGAGGTTTGTTATAGAACTAATAGATTCTTCTTTGAAGGAGATAAACTATATGCTGAATGTGAAACTATTGATATTGGAAATGGTAAGATACTTCGTGCTATGATAGAGCAAGATGCAGAAATAGCTGTATCATTTAGAGGCTTTGGTATTCCTAAACCTGAAGGTGGGGAAAAGATAAAACTTGTCGCGTTTGACGCTGTATTCCAACCAAGTGATGCTACAGCTTTATCTAAAGAAGAAAGTTTTAAAAATAAAATGTATTCTGAAGGATATTCTATGGAAGCTATAATAAATGAGATGAATAAAGCTGGAATGTTATCTACAGTTAATGTGCCTAAGACATCATCTTTATATGCTGAATCATCTCTTGAAGGTATAACTCCTATAAGAGCATTTAAAGCTGGAGGAGAAACTTTAGGTATAGAATATGCTACTAAAGAAGAAATAGAAAGAAATGCTAAAGCTCAAGGATTTAGAAACTTTATCATTAATTTCTAAGGAGATGATAATGTATGAATCCGAATAAACTTATAAAGGATATAAAGCAAAGTCTTGGTATAGGTACATTTATTGTAACTATGTTTACAGACTATGACTTATTTGAAAGGATACTAGCGTCAGCAAGACTTTGGTTTTCAAGAATATATGCTCACGAGATATATATTCCTAAAATAAACTTTACAAATGAAATGAAATATAATAGTAGAGTTTTGACATTTAGAATTCCAGAGTATATTATGGAAGAGCTTAAATATGAAGGTACATCTATTATGGATGTAAGACATCTTCGTCCGGCACCATCTGATGTTGATGCTAATACTGGTATGATGTATCTTCCTAATGGCTCTACTATGTATCCACCAATAAATGATAGTGGCGGTTATGGTTCTAGCTTCTTTGGAAGTATGCAATCTAAACCCTCATATTACATGCAAGGTATGTCAGCACTTCTAGGAGTTGCTCAAACACAAGCTGCTTATGATATGTATAGAAAGCCGATAAAGGCTAAGTTCCGTGCACCCAATATGATAGAGTTTGATGTAAGAGGAGCATCTCCTTATGTTGATGCTTATGAGCTAAGACTTAAAGTGGGACATCCTAAAAACCTTATGAGTATTGATGAGCCACATTACATTATGATGCAAAGACTTGGTATATATGATGTACAAGAGCTTTTGTGGAATAGCGAACTCAAAGGACTTGATGGACTTTCAAATGGATATGATAATATCGCTCTTAGAATAGATGATTGGCAAAACGCTTCTCAAAATAGAGCTGAGTATATAAAAGAACTTGAAGCTGATATAGTTCTCATGGAAGGTATATCTAGTTATTAAAAATGAGACAACATATCTCTGGTATATATAAATTCCTATTGTAAAAACGGTGTTGGTAATACTCGAGTTAAGTCCAACATGAGGTGGTTGTACACACTGTCTAGTACACGATAAGCGGGCAAGGTTGCCAGTGCCGAGGCGTCGAAAGCGTAGTGTACGTAAAAAGAGGATTTCCAGTCTCTAGGTTAATAGTAATCCCACGATAGGAACATATACCCCGGATTAGTTCTTTTATGCTTTTTAATATAAACTTGTGATAACAAAAAAAAAATAGGAAGTGGGCTTTATGCCCACAACTTATTTTTCTTCATCTATAAGTTCACCAGCATGAATTGTAGGTGGACCTACTAATACATGTGATAAGTGGTCATATATACATAGTTTTCTACCATTTCCATAATCTAATATGAAATGTAGTGCATCCGAAGAAGCGTATGAGTATATATCATTTTTAGGCACATTTATAAAGTTTACATATACTACTATTCTAAAAAGATATCTTACAAGTTGCTTATCTTCAGGAAGTTCATTAAAGTCACGAGTATCAGCTATTTCAAATGATACTCCGTTATAAGCCATTTCACGAAGATAATCTTCGTCATATGTGTTAGGTGCGATTATGAAATGGTGTTCATAGTTTGTAGTTCTATGCTTTTCATATTGCTCTCTCACATAAGTTGGTACCTTATTTCTAATCCATTGCCAAGGTACATATCTAACTATAATAGATACTCCGTCTAGTGAATAGTCTGATAAGTCCAAGATATTTAATACTTCTCTTTCTTTACCTTTATTTACAGTAAAGTAAGCATTAATAATATCAGTATGAGAAGACAGTCTTTTATCTAAAACTATCATCTTACCAGCCTTAATTTCTCTTAGTGTATCCTCAACAATGTTAAGTCCAAGAGCATACACTGTCTCTCTACAGTGATACTTACTCATTTTAAGCTTTGCAGCATCTACCATATCTTTATACAAAAGCACAGTTTCATTATCCCAGCTTCCTTCGGAATAATGATTGACAAAATCAAACTCACCTATCGCACCATGTGGACCTTTTTCAAATCCCACATATCTTAAAATGTAGTAAGTATAATCTTGGTGAGTTCTTGTACCTACTACAATCAAATCATGCTCATTTAAAATAAATAAAGCATGATTATCGTTTGATAAATGTCCACCAGTTCTTATAAACACAGGTTTCTTTCTCTTTCCATGTTTATCCCCAACTATAATACAAGAAGCTGTATTTGTCATAGCTCCTCCACATTCCCAAATTGCAGGCATTCCATTTTTTGTTAAAGTAATATCTCTTTTCATAATTAATCGACCTCCTCAAGTCTTATAAAAATTAAATTTAGACATCTACCCATTTGTATTGTCTATTACGATAATAATATATAATTGAAAAAAAAAAAAAAATGCTCAGGAACGCAGAAAATAAAAAAAAAATAAAGGAGAGGAATGAACCCCTCCAATATTTTATACTTCTGGTATTAGATTATGTTTGACACCGTATCTAGCGATGTCGTCAATCACTGCCTGTTCTAATTCTCTATTGATTCTGATAACATCGTCAAAATGAATTTCAGGCTCTCTACCTTTCCAGAACTTACACCAAGCTCTGTAATATTTTGGCTCATCGTGGATGTCCATATAGAACTCAAAATCAACATAAGTGCCGTCAGCAATATCATTTCTAGTTTGATATTCTTTGTCAGCGAATTTAATTCTGTCCTTAATGTTGTTTTTGATATCTTCTATCTTTGGTGTATTATAAAGACATCCTATTAATTCCCAACCATTCCAAAATTCCCAACCAATTTCGTTAGGTTCGACCGGTTGATATTCTTCTTTTACCAATTTACAAGAAGCAAAAGACATAGCTATAGTTTTAACATTTTCCAAGTTTCCAAAGTTTGATTTTCTCATTTTAATACCTCCAAGTATTTATTAAGTTTAGACAGTGGAACTCTTAATCCTTATTAAGTTTATTCCTGTCTTTCTATGTTTATTATATATAATTGAAAAAAAAAACGAGGTAAGGACAAGCCTTACCCCAATATTATTAATTAATCGTATCACTGCTATTATCTGTATCATTATTTATACTATCTATTCTAGCATTTACCCAAGATATAAAATAATTCTTATAATCATCTATATAATCCCTAGAATATTCCATAGCTCCTCTTTTACCAGATAATATATATTTTATATATCCGTCTATAGCTGGTCCTACAACTCCAACAACTTCAGAGCTTGTAAGTAAGTTATCTTCTTCACAATGGTCCATTTCTATTGTGTGTCTTTTAGTCACTTTATCATAAGTTACTCTTAAAGTAATAAGACCGTAAGCAAATGCTATAACTCCAGTTTCATTTAAAAATACATGAAACTTAAACTCTTTATCTGTATTTTCATACAGTTCACAATGTACAGTATATTTTGTATTATTCATTTTATTTCCTCCTACTAATTCATAAGTATACTCTTTTCATTCTTCACATTAATCTTAGAAATCTTCATAAACTCAGCATAAACATTATTTACGAATGCCTTTGTAGATAAATCTATATCTTTAGACTTATATCTTTTGCCTGTTATTAAGTTATTAAGAGCCACTGTATCTTGTGATACTAATACAGAACTGATGAATCTTATAAAATACATATTCCCAAACCATGTATCGTCTACACATTCTAATATAGTTAGCTCACATTTGGCTGGTATTTCTTTCGGGTGTAGAAAAATGCCTAATTTTAGTATATGCTTATCTTTACCATTACCATTTGAATCTACATAATATATTTCAAGTATACATTTTTGATGCTCAAGTGTATTATCCTTATGTACTAAACATTGTCCTTCAAAATGATAAGTTACTTTATTATTTTCCATTATTTATTTCCTCCAATTATCAATAAGTATTAATATGAATACAAATACGATTATTCCTACAAGTCCTAGTGCATATATAAGAACATCCACAAAGAACTTAGCAAGCCAAACTCCTATTCCAAATAAGAAACCCTCAGTCATCATTATCACCTATCATATAAGACAAAGCACAGATTTTTATTCTTTCAGAATATTTGCCATTATAATAATAAGTCTTAGGGTGTGCTTCGTTATATCCATATAGTTGATATTTGATAAAGTCTGAAAGGCTGTATCCTATAAACTGAGCTATGTCTTGTCTATCGACTATAGTATAATCAGATATATATTTTGGATTAACTTCAAGTTTCTTATTATTAATAATCACATCTGAGTTGTAGACAGCTTCAAATTCAGCTATTTCACGGTCCTCATCTTTATTACTTAAAGTTAAGGACAGGGTATAAACCCCGTCGCTTATCCTTTTATCTTTTATGTGTAAACTATAGCTACTCACTCTTTACCACCTTTATAAGCTTCCTTTATAGCTTCTTCTATCTTAAAGAATCTGTCTTTTGATAGCTCTTTTAATTTGCTTTCAGCTTCTAGTTCTATTGCTTGTATTAAACTTGCTTTTATACTATCTACTTTACAATAAAAGCCAAATTCTACAGTTGATGTCTTCTTATCAACTCTTCCCATAAGTTCTACCATTTCCTTTATAAGTCTTTCAAATACTCTTCTATCATTTAAGAACTTATAAAGGTTATTCTCAGCATCGAAATATGGAAGGATATCCAATCTAAAAGCTTTCTGACATAATTCTTTATCTTCACTAAGATTATATCTTTCAATCTCAACCAATCCTAAAGCTCGTCCTCTATCTTCAGCGACAGACCCTATGAATAATTCTTCTTCACTATCAAATTCTAAATAGCGTTTAACTCTAGCTTCCACTTTTATAGAATCTAATTTTCCATCTTCAAATTCTTTTTTCTTTTCCATTTCAACTACAAATTTTTCTTTCATTATTTTTCTCCTTTCAATTCTTTATCTCTTCTTGCTTCAAAGTTAAGTCTTAATTTAAGTGCCTTTGTATATCCTGCTACAAGTATTCTTGGAGCGTAGTAATTTATCCAATCTGGATATAGCTTTATACAATCTTTTATATCTTGCTCCTTATGAGTTGTGTATTGTTTATTCTCATACATAACATTCATAGTTTTACCAAGCCAAACTTCATCGAAGTTATCAACATCTGTAAACTCAGCCATATATCTAGTTATAGTATTTACAGCTCTATCTTCAGCAAGTGATATATCGCTTGAGAATGTTTCTAATATGTAATTTTGTTGATGTTTTGAAAGTATAGTATTAGATAGCTTACACATAGGCTCATTTGATTTAGACACATAATCAGCTATCATAGATAAGACTGCATATAATTGCATTTTAACTTTTGTGAAATCTTCATCAATTTTCTTTGCATCTACTTCTAACTTACAAGCTTCTTCTAATTTCTCACGGTAGTATTTATAAGTCTTTATAGTACCCTCTAGATCTTCTTTTGAAATTAGGTCAGTGTAATTGCTTGAACCGTCTACAAAGCCTATACAATACCCTACAACAGCTCTACGGGCTTCTCTTGCAAATAAATCAGAATGAAAATTTCTGTACCAAAGATTTTTCATTTCTTTTATATCTTCATCTGATATATCTACGCTTCCTCTTTTGAAAGGATATAAAGATAAAGCTTTCTCACAATACTTATCAATTACCATTATTATCATCTCCTATATAGTTTTCTGTACATACTGTAGCTATCATACAAAGTGAAGATAAAAGTCTTGTATATTCAAATTCAAGTCCAGCTTCAACATTATGATTTTCAAGAGTTTTATAAGCATTCTTATAAGCATCTACAATTTTATCAAATTCATCTAAACTAAACATTTCAGTTTTACCATAAGTTGCTGTAGCTACATCATCAGCAAACTTTTGTATAATATAAGCTGATGTATCTTTAGCAAAAAGTTTTCTCCAATTTGAAAATGTAAAATCTACAAATTCTTTTCCATTACAGTTATCAAATTCATAATCTTTAACTTCACAATTTTCATGCCATAATTCTAATAACCTTCTACCATCTTTAATAAATTCATTTTCTATACGTATCATAATGATACCTCCTTTTAATATAAATTGCGACATCAAAATATATCTTGTCATCTATATTAATAATATATAATACTATAAAGTAATTCGGAAAGTAGAAAAAAAAAAATAAAAGTGGAGTTTAAAACCCCACTAATATTTTTTATTCTTCCCAAAATCCAACTCCACCAGTTTTAGTATAAAAGTCTGTGTAGAACCATTGAGGGTCCCAATATTCATAACCCTTCTTAAGTTCTCTACCTAAAGTGATACTATCTTCAATATTGAACCAATGTTGGTTTGTAACATCAAATATTTGACCATTATATAATTTGATGAATATAGTATTATTGTAGTTTAGAACTTTGTGATTAGATGGTACATAATAATAATGACCATCAATATTTTCCCACTTAGGCATATTATGGATATTTTGTAAAGTTCTTAAAACTTGGTAGATATATTTCGGATGAGCTTCTTGCCATCTACCAAAGTTAGAAGCAACTAAACCATATTCTCCAACCCATAATCCGGGTTCTAAAATAGTCACAGCAGCTATATCATACTTTACCATTTCTATTTTAACTAATTCTTTATAATTTCTTTTCATAATTAATCGACCTCCCAGTCATATATAATAAGTTTAGACAGTGGAACTCTTAAGACAACCTTAAGTTTATTCCTGTCTTTCTATGTTTATTATATATAATTGAAAAAAAAACGAGGTTAATAATATTTCAAATCATCATTTACAAATACAAGTATAGAAAGCATAGTAGCTTCTAAATCATATATAGCATCATTCTTCATAGGAGTTTCTTCCATTATATCTCTTAAATAAAAATCATCATCTCTACCCCATTCATCTTTATCGGCAAGAATTGCTTTTAAAGTGAATTTAGCAAGATTTAAACTTTCAAATCTTTTACACCAATCATTATATAGTATACATTTAAGCTCACTCATACGAGCTTCATATTCCTTAGTATTTGCAGTTTCTCTTTTAGTTTCAGAAAACTTTATAACATCATTTGCATAATCTATCATTTCTTTTAAAGTTATTTTATCCATTTATTATCCCCCTTATAATGTAACCCAATTTAATGTAGCAAGTATTCTTGCTTCCAGTTCATATATAAAATCTTTATCATCTCTCCTATTTTTATTCCATATATATTTTTCTAAAGAGCATTCCTCATCTCCACCCTGTTCGTAATATGTATTACAAGCGTGTCCTAATGAAAATAATGCAAGTGTCTTATTACCACCGAATCTTTCATACCAATCATCAAGAAGTATTCTTTTAATATTAGTGCATTCTTCAACTTCTTTATCTATAGATACATCATCAAAACTATGACTACTCATTATAACTTGCAAGTTTACTACATCTACAGCGTATTTTAAAAGCTCCTCTTTTGTAAGCATATTATCACTCTCCTTTATTATATTGCTTATAAAAATTAAAGAAAATAAGATGTACTGCCATAAAGGCAGTACAAAATATTATTAATCATCCATTGTAGCTTTATCTGATTCAATTATAGTTTCTTCAGTTTCAATTCTGTTTTCATTCATATCTCCTAAAGTAACTTCTCCATCAGATTTTTCTTCAGATTCTGGCATTATGTCAGTAGCTCCTACTTGAACTTGTCCATCTTGAATAACAGCTGTAGCTCCAGCTTCTAAGCTTTCAATTAGACTTTCAGCATATCTTGAGCATTTTTCAGCATATTGAACAGCAACTTCAACTTTTTCTACATCTCCAGTATCTTCACTTACAGGTATTTCTACATTGATTGCAGGAGTTTCATCTCCTTCAACTGTAACATCTACATCAGAATTACCATCAGCAGTAACAACTGCGTCAGCACCATCAGCTGCATCGGCTGCGGCTGCTGCAACTTCAGCTTCTCCGTATAAAGTTGGTTTATGGAACATACCAAATCCGATTGAATGTTCTCCTATTTTTTCCCAAGCCATTTATGTTTACCTCCTAATTTATTTATTAATTTTTACATCTAAAAATATGTTTATTTTGTCAATTTCACGACATTTAACGCATATTTCTATACTTACCATATTTAACATCTTCCATATCGGATTGGAGTTTTTTAATAGCATCCTCAATCATTGTCAAACGAATATCAGCACCCACACTTCTATGCTTTAGCTCTTCCAGTGTAACATGCATATCTCGAATAGACTCATTTATATGAGTTATCTCCACAGCTTGTTGATATACCATAATAGCAACTGATATAGTTCCTATTATAGCAGCCGATAGAAGTGTTGTAAGTATAGCACCAATATTATCTGCTAACGCCGAAAATGGTGATTTCTCTTTTGACATTTAACTCCCTCCTAACTATGCAAATTATTCCTTACCTTTTCCTTTACCTTTCTTTTGCTTAGGCTTTCCACTTTCCTCAGCTTCAGCTTCTTCAGTTTCTGTTTCAGTGTCTCCTTCTTCAGAAGTTTCTTCAGATTTAACCTCTGCTACTTCAGCCTCTTTTTCATCTTCTTTATCAGCAGTTTCTTTTGCTTCATCTAAAGCTTCTTTAACAACTTCATCATCAATATATCCTAATTCATAGAATTTATTGTAAAGCTCTTCTGTTAAAAGAACTGGTGGTTCTACATTGTGTACATATATATTAAGTACACCCATAGATTGTGCAGCTATTATCTTATCCATTCCAACCCATATAGGATTAACGATAGGAATCGGATACGGAAGTCCACCAAATTCAGAAACATTTTCTCCTTTTTTAGAATAAGCAGTTATAAGTAACTGTCTTTCATTTGTATTTGACATATGTCTTACCTCCTAATTATTATAATTGATAAACTGGTTCTTCTTCCTGATGTTCTATTATAGCAATAGTTTCTTTATTATCTCTATAAAGTCCTATATCTATACAATGAACTATCTCAGGAATAGTTATAAACGCCATTATAAAATCCATACTAAACCTCCATTACATTTCCATAGCATCATCAAGTAAATAAGATGGGTCACGCTGAGACCCTTCAATAGCATTTCTTAAAAAATAAAGTATTATAGGCATAAGCATATAATACTCTAAAGTATTCTCAACTTGTATCTCATCACATATCTCAAGTATTTCTTTTGGATTTTCTATTATGTCTTGAATATATGCAACTGCTGAACTATCAGCATCTAACTTCTTTTCAAATGCTTTTTTAAAATTATCAATCTCAGACTTTCTAACATTTGTAGGTTTATTATTAGAATGCTTAATGATAAACTCAGCTGTCTTATCAGACGGAAAGCCTACAGACATTACAACTGTATCAGGTTTCATATACATATTAAGTGCTGTCAAGTATCTATTTGCTGGAAACCATTTCATTAAGTTTAAGTATTTTCCACCTTCATCAAAGTATTCAGGTTTAAATCTCATAAATAAACCTAAAAAAGAAGTTAAATCATCATATATTAAATCAGCATACATAGAACCTTCAAAAGAAAAAGGTGTCATATCTTCATGAACTAATATAAGCTCTTGAGAATAAGTCTTTGTAAACTCATACATTATAGGACGAAGTCTTCTTTGAAACTCAACTACAAGTGGAGAATAATATACCATATCTATTGGGTGCTCAGGATTATCTTCACACACATGAGTATACAAAAGTAAATTATTTGTATCATCATAGAAAGTCTCTAAGTATTCTCTATTAAGTCTTCCAAATATAGCAACTAATCTTTTTATATAAGCCACAGTTCCTATATCTAAAAGTGATGCCTTATTATCTCCTACATTTGTAAGTACAAAATCATACTCATTTACACATTGCTTATCAAGTTGCTTGAATTTCTCGGGTTCCTTTTGTAAAGCCGCATAGTATGTGTATCTAAGTCTATAATGTGGGTCTTGTAATACATTTGTAGGGTCAGCTACCGTTACTTTAAAAAGAAGTGTAGGACCAGATGGTATAGCTATTATGAGGAAATCTCCAGTAAGCGGATTAAAAGATGAAGGTATAAGCCCTTCATTATCAAGCTCTATAGTTATTCCTTTAATATCTGTCTTTCTGGTTTCTCTATTAAATTCTTTAAAAGCATATATAGGTACATTATTAATCTTATTATATCGTACAGGAGATTTCTCTGATATAAAATCATTTACTTGTCCCATACCTTTTGATACTGTAGAATCAGCATTAGATATATTATAATAAGTACAAAAGATTGGTTTTGATTCCATTCTTCTTATGTTATTTTTATAATATCCTCTATTCTGATTTGCTAGAAGTTTATTGGTTGTGTCTACGGTTTTATCGTATAAATTACCCAACTAAAGACACCTCCTTTTATTTGTAAAATATCTATAAAGCTGTTCGTTACCCTCAAAAATGACATATTTTAATATAAATGAATATGCTCTCCATGTGGGAGAGCATATATTCTTAATCTAAATCTTCAAGCATGTAAACATAGCTTCCAAGAACTAAAGATGCTATGTCTAACTTTATTTTTCTATACATAGGATGTCCTATGTTATTTAATAAAAATAGCATAATGTCAAGACAAGACCACAAATTAACATATAACGAAAAAGAAACATTTACTAAATCTTTGACAATTTTACTTTCACTATCATCACCTACCACACTTTCAAAAGATTTTATATTATCTCCTATATAACCACCAATTTTTGAAAGTCCTGATGAAAATTTAATTATTTCATTAGCTGACATATCTAAGTCTACTTTACTTTTTCTTAAATGGTTTATAAGCTCATATTGTACTCTAAGTGTGGTTTTATATGTATCTTTATTAGCTATAATAAAGAACTTATCTTGTGTCTTTATTATTTCTATTTTATTTTCTTTATTATCTATATCAACATATTCAATTTCATTTGTAGCTTTATCTATATTTAGATATTCTATAAGATTATTAGGTTTATATTTAAGAGTGAGCATTTTATCACATTCTTTAAAAACTTGTGATATAAAATTATCGAATTTATAATCCTTTCCTTCACCCATAACCTTTACAGCTGTATTTGTCAAATTTACTATAGAACTTTTCATTCTTTTAAGATTTATGAGTTCTACAACTTCTCTAAGTTTATCACTAGGGTCAAGCTTTTTTATTATTTCTTGTATATCGTCATCAGTAATAAATTTGCTACTCACAGCACCGTTAATTTTTGCTTTCTCTTTTGCATTTTTATAATACCAATCTTTAGTAGTAAGCCACACATGAGCAGATAATGTTAAAAACCAAGATGCTGCTAATATATTAGCGTAGTTTTCTAAAACATCGCAGACATGTGTAACTAATGTATTTACTTTAGGAAGTGTAGGTATAGACTTTCTAAGTTTAACTTCTACATTAGATAAAAGTTCTTCCCCGCCTCGAAGCCCCTTAAGTGGGTGCTTCGGTAGAAGCTCACTATATTTATCTTTTACAAAAGAAAAATCATCTTTAAGTCTATCATTTATAACTTCAAATACAAGAGAAGAAAGTTCTTTATTATCTATAAAGAATGATTCGGAATAAGTGTAGTCTTGAAATAAAGACATTACTTTTGAGACTTCATCTATAGCTATATTCCATTTTGTATCTTCGTCTGTCTTTCCTTTATATTTGCTTTTATTTGCTGCAATAAATACAGAAAATCCTTTACTTAGATTAAGTCTAGCTTTCACCTCACTATATGTACCCTTTGCATATTTTATTATATCTTCTTTTCTAATTTGCTTTTCATTAAATTCTTTAGATAAAATAGTTCCGAGACTTAAATGATTTTCTGAACTTCCTATCTGATAAGAATAATAAGAAACTTCTGGCTTAGATTTTGTAATATTAGATACAGCATTTCCTATACTTCTTAATTTATCAGAAGTTCTTGTCTTTATATTAGATAGAAGTGTACCCATACTTTTTAAAAGTTTAGAAGATTCTGAATATATCTTCATATTCTCACTACAATTTCTCATATATGATTTTATATATTCTTTAGCATACATGTCTTCAACGCACACTTCACTATAAATATTTATATCGTTATCTATATTATATAATTTACCATACAGTAAAATTTCCATATTTTATCATCTCCTAAAATATATTAAATGTATACAAAACTGTTCGACACTCCTCAAAAACAGCCCTTTAGTTAAATATTTTAATAAAATAAGGAGGAAATTAAATGGATAATATAATCTTATATGATGGTATATATCAAGCAGAAGTTGATGAGTTTAGATATGCCGAGGCTGAACTTACAATATGTCATTATAATATAGAAAATATGTTTTACGATGTGCTAAATACAATCAATAAACCGGAATATAATTTATATTCAGAAGCAGATGATGAAGATAATTCTGAACCAAAACAAGGTTTATTTAAAAGAATAGGTGCTATGTTTAAAAAATTTTGGAAAGCTATTATAGAATTTATTCAAAAAGTATTCAAAAAGGTTATTGAAATAATCACAAAACCTTTTGGATTTAAAATGAAAAAATCCGAAAATGATTCCACAGCTGGAAGTGGTGGTGGAAGTACAACGCGTTCATCATCAAGTGATAACAAAATAGAAAAAATGGGAAGTTCTGGGTATACATCTTTACAAGAATTAACTGAGTTTAGAAAAGTTGTGACATCTTATATTAAAACACATCATAATATTGAAAAAAGTGAACTTCTTAAAGAAGGCTATATAACTAACAATACGAGTACAGAAAAAATAAGTTTAGAAAGATTAGATAATTTGGGTGCTATTAGTTCGTATATAGATGAAATGGAAGATGATATGGATGCAATAGTATACTTTTTTGCTAAACTTGGAGATTTTGATGAAAAATCAAGTCTTGAAAATTTAGCAAAAATACAGGCTGATATGACTGGTCTTTTAGAAGATGCGAGAATACATAAGGCTTTAAATTTTAAATTTGAATTAGCTGGTAAAGAAGATGAGCTTAAAAAGGCTGTAGCTAATGTTGGAGCAGCAGGGGTTACATTATCTAATATAATAACAGCTTCAAGACAAGTTGCTAATTTATCTGATAAATTAGAAAAGAAGAAGTATAATGATACTGAACTTGCGAGTGAACTTTCTAGCACTATGCTAACTGTAATGTCAAATAGTATATATGATAAAATTGATAATAAAATTGTATCGTATATAGACGATACTTGTAAAGTGTACGGTTTTCCTGCTAAAACGGCTGTAGACATTGCTCCTGTGTGTTTTGCTTCATCTTTTGGTAAAACTGCTATTACTAATATAATGAAAGAAGATGAATTTGCAAAGCTAGCTGAAGCTATACCGGAAGTTAAATCTTACAGCGATTTTAAAATTGAAAACTATAATGGTAATGCTGATAAAATTCGTGGAAAAATATTAGAAGATAACTTTATGAAAGATGCTACTAAAATTGTAGATATTAAACCCGGATATAAGTTGTCAGATATAAGACTTAATATTACCGGTGTGTCAGCTTTTACTAAAAATTTTAAATCTAAATATAATATATTGTATAAAGATGTAGTATTGGATGTATTAAGAACTTCTATAAATCATTTGACAAAAATAGAAACTGAGTATAATTCAGATGATGATAAAAAGGTTAATAACGGATTTAAGTCTATTAAAAATGGAACTACAAGCTCAACATCAACCACAGTAAAGGATATGGTTACTGGAGCATCTCAATGTCTTAAATCTGCTATTGCACAAATAGGTCCACTTACAAATTATATGACAAGACTTGATAGTGTCTGTGTATCAGCTCCTTATATATATGAGAGTATCCATATAGGAAATACTATGTGTATATTATGGGATAGAGTATGTTATTATAAAGACTTCTTAGAAAAACAACTTAAAGACAATGATAAGTTAATAGAAGCTTTAGGTGATGATAAGATTAAAGTTGAAACTAAAATAAAGCAACTATTTAAAGAATTTGATACAGTTATGTCTGCAACATTAAAAGAAAAATATTAAAAATATACTCTCCCATAACGGGAGAGTATAAATTATTTATTTATTTTATTTGTATAGAATAATCATCCTTTGTGTATGTTAAGTAATCATCAGGCACAGAACTTATACCTAAAGCTATACATATATCTAACACATCTTCTTGTAAAGCTTTAAATATAGGATGTGTTTTATTTTCAATTTGTTTACCAAATATTTGTAAAGACAGCATTAAGAAAGACATAACTCCCATATTTTCTTTAAGCATTTCTATACTTAATTTTTTTATTTTAGTTCTATAACCCAATAAATATTGTAGCTTATGTTTTTCAGCAAATTCAAATGTATTAATAGAGTCTACCGATATTTTTTCTATTTCTTTTTGAATTTCTTTATTATCTTCCATCAAAGCATCTATCGTTCTCTTCATTGTAGCAGTATCTCTATTCTGATTTTTAAAGCGTTCAGCTAAAGAATGTGTAGTACGCAACCAATCCATATCCCGTCCACTATAGTCTGGTATTAATCGTATGCTATCACCATTAGACTCAATAGTTCTAATAGTAAACATTTTATACGATAAAATTTCTTTACTAGATAATACCGTAGATAATACAGGTGTAATATCTGAAAAAGTTTTATTCGATGAAGGTTTATGTTGAATACAATCACAAACCATATCAAAAGTAATCCATTTACCATTATCATAAGACGATACGCCATCAGGTTTTGCAAATACTTTATTTATAATCTTTTTAATACTATTTACCACATATTTATTTTTAGCAAATTCAGCGTCAGCATTTTTAAAATCTTCTTGTATATCATTTGCCAACTTATTCGCTAATTCATCAGATGTTTTAATATTAGACATATCATCACTATTACTTCTAGCTATGGCTTTAACAGTATACATCACTCCAGTAATCGCAGCGAGTACATCATCGTAACGTATAAGAAAAGTCGTAAAAGCTCCCGCTCCAGAACGTTCACCGTCCGAAAAATAATTCTTTTTCAATTTTTCGTTAAAATCTCTGTCTCTACTTAAATAAAATAGAGGCTTCTTCTTTAAGATTTCACTATAAGTACCTTTAGATTTTATAACTCTTTTATCATTACGTATACAATCATTAAGTGTATTAATGACAGTTCTTTGTAGTCTCTCTGGTATAGATATAGCAACTTCAGCTGTTGGGTCATTCATATCAACTGTAACTTCATTTGACATAATTCTAGCAATCGCACTTCTTACATCTTGAATATTCTTTTCTTCTTTTAAAGGTTTTTTATCAGTTACCATTTTTATTTCTTCTAAAAGCTCTAATATTTCCGCATCAGATATAGACTTAACCGATGGTGTTTCCTCTATAACCTTCTGTATTTCTTCAGCTTTTGATTCAGCAACTTTAACTTCATTTGGTATAGTAACGGATACTGGAGTTGAGCTTCCCCCACCTCCACCTCCTCCACCACCACTAGATGAATCCTTTTTTGTAGATATTTTGATAATGTATCCAATAAGACCGACAAGTATAGCAATAGCTAAACCTTTAAACCCTAGAAATAATTTTAAAATAAACGTAATAGCAGTTTTAAAAAAAAGCTATTATCATTCCAATAAAACCTGCGGCTTCACCATATACATTATATTCCATTTGCTTATCTAGCAAATCTAAAGTAATATTTATATTATTAATAGCTATCTGCGATTCTGCGTAATATTGGTAATCATCAATATTTTCAAAGTCGCTAGTAGTATATAAAATATTTAAACTCATTTAATCATCTCCTAAAACATATTCATCATCATAGATTGATTTATTTGCTCCTGCATTCTTAGTGAATCTTCATTAAATTGTCTTACATTTTCTTGTATGACTTGTTGTTCAAATAGTTGATTCATTTGATTGTGCATAGATTGAGCGATATCGCTAGATTGCTCAAGTGATACATTCTTAATATCCTCTTTTGTAAGTCCTACATCTTTCAATGATTTCTCTAAAATAATATCTGACACTATAGTAGTTACGTCTTTTTGTAAAAGTGTCATCATATTCTCAAATCCTACATTTGGTCTTAGAACATCAAGAAATTTTAATACATTGAATAGTGCTGTAGTCGACGCTATAGAGTAACCCAAATATTTATTTATATGTGCTTGTCTTTCTTTAGGAATCTGTTTATCATTAGAAGTTTTAGCTAAATCGTCTGTAAGAGATTGTAATTCTTTACTAACATCAGTTAAAACTTTTACCGCCTTTTGTATGGCTTCTTTATCTAGTTTCTTATTAGAATATATAGTATGGTCTGTTAGCTGTTCGATGAAATTTATCATTTCAGAATACACAGCATTATTTATAATAACATCAAATTTTTCAAGATGACCATCATTTCCAACTATTACATTATTAAGGCTCATTTTTAATTCATTTAAAGATTTTGCATAAGATAATTTAATATCAAACGCGTCTGCCATAGCATTCAGAACCGTTAAATCTTTAGGGTATATCGCTTTTGGATTATTTAAACGACATCTTCCTAATAATTCAAGAAGATTTTTATCCGAAAGTTCCATCTCCTTTTTCATTTGATTCTCGATATCTCTTTTACTATCACCAGAACTTGCCATTACTTGAGATGTCAAAGTAATACTATTTATGAATTTTTTTGTTACTTCTGCAACATCATCAGATATTTCCTTCATTCCATTCATACAATCTGCTGATTTCTTTACTATTTCTTGAGCTTTATCACTGTAAACTGATAGCTCCATCACAGACATATTTTGTACATATAAAGATAGAGTCATATATATATCATAGCTAAATACAGTGTCAACCGCAGCAGCATATATCAAATCATAACCACCATAACTACTAGAATTTTCCATTTTATTTTTAAATTCACTTACATATTTCTCTAATTTCTTAAACTCAGATTTATCAATATATGCCACCGGTGAGTTTTCTAAAAATGAAGAATATGATATGTTCTTACTAGGTGACATATCTTTAGATAATAAAGAATTTGTAGTTTTAATAGTAGCTTCGACTATAACTTTTTCGGATGGCATAGTAATCTTTTTAAGTCTTTCCAGAATTTCTTTAGGTGTTTTAGATGAACTTCCTCCACCTCCACCACCGCCTCCTCCACCAACAGTGACTGTACTTGATTTTTTAGACATGGCTACACCTAAAACTCCTACTAATAACAGTAAAAGCATTCCCTTCACACCTACAAATATTTTAAGTAAGAATAGTATCGCTTTTTTAACTAGAGCTACTATTGTGATAAATATTCCTCCAATAGCTTCTCCGTACACATTTGTCTTTTGTATACGTAACATGTCGTATAAAATTTCTTGTGCATGATATATAGCAACTTGACCATTCATTACATCTTCTCTACATTCTATTCTTTCAAATTCACTAAGTTCATTTTCAGCATACATCTTACCATAAAGTGTACTATTTTTACTTACAGTATCTAAATATAAATCTGTAAAATCCATATATATTCAACCTCCGTTTTTTTTTTTATTTTTAACTAAAAAGGTGTTTTTAAATAGTATCAAACACACCGCAAACGCGGTGTGTTTGATTTTATGATGTTTGTTGATTATCTTCATCCTTACCAGCTGGTGAAGTTTCTAATTTCTTAAATTTGTCTAATTTATCACATATAGCCTTAAGAGCAGCTAACAATTTATCTAATTGTACTTTACCAGTATTATATGCAGTTACAACAGCTGTAGATATATTTGTCATAAATTGTGAATAATTAGAAGAAATGTTCATAAGTTTAGATGCAGCATCTTTATCTGTTGTATTTTCACTATCACTTTGAACTGAACTTGCATTTGATTCAGCTTCACTTAAGAATCTCTTTAAGTCATCGATAGTTTCTTTGTATACAGATATACCTTTATCTAAAGCCTTTTCAACATCATCAAAATCTAATCCACCATTAGTAAATACATCTTTAAATAGCTTTTTAGCATAATCAACGATTTCTCCGCCTTTATAAGTTCTATCAGCTCCATTCCATAATTTAGCTACGTTTTCAGTAGAAGTACCTTGTGAGTTTTTGTCAAATTTAGCATCTCCTCTTTCAGCATCACCTATAGCATTTTTGTAGAAGTGTTTACAGAAAGCATCAACATCATTAAATTCATTTCTAACTGTGTTTAAAGCACTTTCTGCCTTTTGAGCTTCAGTAGAATCTACACCTTTAACTTTTGATACATTTTTTATTTTTGTTGAGATAGTTTTGATAGTTTCACTATCTTTCAAGTTTTGGTCAAGCAAAGAGTTAGTTTCCCCTATTGTACCCATTACAAGTTTTGTAATAGCTCCAAATTTTACATCTTTAGCACTTAAAGTATCAGATTTAGGAACAGCTGTGAATTTTGTCATTTTTTCCAATACTTGTTTGATATATATTATATCATTTCTGTATGATTTATTAGATTTGAATCTACCAAATAATTTTATAACAAATTCCTTTGCTTTTTCATACAATTTAATAAGGGCGTTTATAATTCTTTTAAAGAATCCACCTTCTGCTTCTGCATAGAAGAAAGCTCCTACCATAGATAATTTTTCTCTTTCCATTATTTCAGTTGTAGCTTCCGCATAAAAGTACGCATTTCTATCGAACGCAGCTGCAGCTTCTGAGTATTGCATGTAAGCTTCCATAACATCAGCTTCAGTAGTGTCTGTCAATCCACCATATAAAGTACCAGCTCTCATAGCATTTTGTGCTTCACCGTATAGTGTTGCAAATATATTTGCCATATTTATTTACCTCCTAATTTTATTTTAATTTTAATAATTTTTAACTACCACTATGTTATTTTTACACGAAATAGCACATAAATAGTATATTTTGATGTTCATACGAAAACAGTCACAAACACTTTAAATAGTTAAAATATTTAAAATAAGGAGGAGAATAATTATGTCCGATATAAAAAGAATGGTTTTTCTTCCACTTGATAAGAAGCATCAAAACTACAATGAAGCTGATATAGTGGTAGGAGAACTTGTCATAGATAGTGAAACAGGATATGCTTGGCTTAAAGTTAAGTCAGGAGAGCTTATTCCACTTCGTGGTGCAGGATATATAGATTTACTTAATTATATAAATTCTACAATGGCAATAGGAATAGAGCCTAAAGATATACATTCATTCTTACTAGATACAGCAAATAAAGTTCCTAGTAAGAATATACCTACTGGACTTTTAAAAGTAAGAGTTCCAATAGGTGGTAATAAAACTGAGTTTAAAGAAATAGGTATAGTAACGGACGGTGCAAATTGTGTTATCTATACAGGAGAGACTAAGCCTGATGGTAAACCTAAAACTACTACAGTTACAGATGTATACTTAGATTACAAGGCTTTTAAGACGGCTACAGAAACTAAACTTACAAATCATGATACAAGAATAGAAGCTGTAGAAACTGAGATAAATCAAAGAGCAAAAGATACTAAAGTATTTTATGATAAATTTACAGCAAATGATGCTGCCGATTTAGTATACTGTATTAATCCAGATAGTAAAGCAACTAAGCCAACTGAGCCTACAAACTATTTATTTGAGACTACTATGGTTTTAGGTATGGATAATGGTGAATCTGTAAATAGGCATTCACTTGGATATCATATGGATTATAAAAATCATAGAATAGATAAAGATAATGCTTATGTAAGAGATATAGGTAATAAGGTAGATTTATCAGTTCTTTTCTATTATAAAGATGAAAAGATATGGGTAAGACCTACACAAATAGATGGTGAGTTTATACTTCGTGATAAATCACCAAATGGTGGTTCTTTTGTTCCGTATACTGGAGAAGTTACTAAGATGAGTTTTTCTGCTTCTGGTTTAACACCGGGAGATTTAATTACTCCTTTAAATGCTTCTAATAATGAAGAATCTGTATCATTTACTTATAATCAACCAAGTCATGGACTTCCACCTATGTCAGCTTGTTATTTCGATAAGACTGATAATAAATGGAAACTTGCAACTTTAGAAAATCGTGCTAAAGCTATAGTAGTTCCAATAGATGAGAATTGGCTTACTATATATTCAGCTGGACATATTAAAGTTCCTGATAATGCTAAAGCAAATCTAAGCACAGAAGATTTCGTTTCAAATGAAATGTATTATCTAAATCAAAATATAGACGGTGGATTTCAACTTGAATATCCAGAGTTTATCTATCAAGAACTAGGTTATGCTTATTTAAAATATGGAGTTATGTGGTTCGCAATTCATATAGATACTCCAGTTGAGCTTATGCCTTACACAGTTAAGAACTTAGCTTCAAAGGCTGAGTTATCACAAAGACAACTCGTAGTTCAACTTGCAACTCCAGATATAGCAAAACTTGATGAACCATTAGGAACAGTTATGACAGTTGCCGATGATAGTGGAGAAGAAACTTGGCATATAAGAAAGATACAAGCTACAAGAAAAGATGAGCATAGTATACAAACAGCTAATGGTTTATGGGCTAATATCATAGAAGTATCTGGAAAGATAAAAGAAGAAGATATGGCTGGTAAACTAGATAAGGGTGCAAACTTCGATAAGTATAAAGCTGAATATCCAGACGCTGTTGCTATTATAGAAAAGATACTAAATGGTATAGGATATAAAACTGGAGACAGACTTAAAACTTGGCAAGAACTTATGGCTGATTTGGAGTTATATGTAAAGAAAGAGCAAATAACTCAATCTATAACAGAAAATAGTGTAGAGAAGATACCTTCAGCTAATATCTTCAATCAACTTTTAAAACTTGTGCAAGATATTAAGTTAGGTCATACAGGAAGTATAGTTCCTCAAGAAAATACAGCAGTTCATATACAATCAGGAATACTTCAAAGAACAGCTGTAACTATTCAATCAAATGTCGATGTTTTATATAATCCTATCTTATTTATAGACGGTCAGCAATACGATAAAGCTTATTGGACATTTAACCCAAATACCGGTATTATAACTTTAAATGAGCCTTATGATATGTATACAGATGCTAGATGGACAATATTTGATGTATTTCCTACAGATATTAAATATATATCAGAAAGTGTAGGAGCTATACAAATAGCACCGTATGCTAATTCACTAAAGCACGATGATGTTGTAAAATGTTTAGGTGCAAACTCTAAATACGACGGTGGATATCAGCTTCGTATGTTTGTATCAAATAGTGATATAGCTAGTGGTGGAAAATGGAATGTCTTAAATAGTCAACCTAAAGTAAAATTTAGAGACGGTTGGCTTGTAGAACTTCCATATACTCATGTAAAAAGAGAACTCGATTCAAAACTTGAAAAAGAAAGATTTGATATTTATGTTAAAAAGAATTCTGTATATACTTTAGAAGATACGTCTACAGACAATATAGAAGGTATAGGATATGTGAAAGGTACTTACAAACTTAAATCAGAAAATGAGCTTACATTAAGATTTAATATAAAAGTAACTAAAGACTTACTTGTACAAGAGCCTAAAGCTAGCGACCCATTAAAATCTATGCAAATGGATTATTTAAGATTCGTAGCTAATTTACCAGAAGGTATAGATAAAGCTAATCTACTTTTTGACCAAGCTCATATATCAGTATATGACTTTAAAGAAGAACCAGATTTCGTAGACCAAGATGAATATAATTTTACTAATAGTCAAAGTCAAGTTCTTTCAAGAAAAACTAGAATTAAGAAATTTGGTTTTGGTATACTTTATCAATATGTAGCTAATATAAGACCACTTATTAAATATGACGGACTTGAAACAAGACCAACAACAGCTGGAAATAAAAATAGAGACGGTTCACTTGAGTATCTAAATGATATGTCTATAAACCACGATATCTATACAGAATTAAAAGGAGTAAATAAAAATAATGTAGCTGTAGGAGAAGGAAGATTTGGAACTAACCCTATGGAACCTAAGTTTCCTAATCATAATGCTTTTATACTTTTAATTCAAAGATACTTTGAAGGTTTAGCTATAGGCTTTGACAAGCACATAGGAGAAGACTATTATCTTAATGTAACTATTAAAGTACCTATGTTATAAGGAGGATAACTAAATGAAACATACACCAAATAAAACTCATATATATTCAAAAGATGGTAACTTTATAGCAACTCAACCTTATAAGTTATCGGATTTTAATGAAGACCCTAAAAAGTTCTTTGATAGTTGGGATAATTCTATGATAGCTACAGATACTTGGTATGATTATCCTTGTCTTGACGGAACTAGAAGAGGAATAAGAGAGATGACATCTGAAGAAAAATTAACTTCAGGTAAGGTTAATTTGCAAGACGGTCAAATGCTTGACCCTATGACAAATAAGATAGTTTCTATACCTATTCCAGAATGGCTTTTAAAACCTAGATGGAATGATAAGAAAAATGAATGGTATGAAGGTTCAACTCTTGATGAACTTCATGACTATATAGTAGAGATGTCTTACAAATGGAGAGATGAAAGATTTGAAGAAGGTTTTGATTGGATAGATAGAAAAGGAATAAAACATCATCAAAGAGTAAGAGAAAAGGATAGAGCTAGATTTTTAGAAACTAAAACTGTACTTGAAATTACAAAAGATATAGACCCTAAGCAAACTATAGAGTGGCAATTCTCAGATGAAGATAAAGCTGAGATAAACTATGATGATGTGAAGCAACTTATAATATTTGGAGGAATGCTTATTCAAGTAGGTTATAGAGTTAATGCTGCTTGGAGAGGTATATCTAAAGAAAAAATAGATTTAAAGATACATACAAGAACTAATTTCTTTAATACTATCGACGATAACTTTAAGAAACTTATTAAAAATCTATTACCTAAACTAACTCCATTAACACCAGCTCAAGAAGACTAAAAAAAAAATGAACAAGAAGAATAGTTTAGTTAAAAATATTAAGGAGTTGGCAAACACTCGAAAATAAGAGAACTATTCTTCTTGTCACTATTATAATATATAATAGTAAAAATTAATAATGAAATGTGGTGGCTGTATGCCACCACTATAAATTGTATTTATAAAGTTCTATAGGTTTTGACATATCTCCTACATCTTTTGACAGTCTATTTCTAACTACAGATATATCTTTAATCCTATATTTTATAGGTTCTATGAATGATTTAATTTTTCTATCATCTACGTCAAAATCAGCTACATACACAAAATGCTTGTAAGGGTAATACTTAGTTAAATCTCTTATAAGTCCAGCGTGTCCTGATACATGAGATGCACACCATATACCATTACAATCAGGCATAATATACTCCATAGTATTTATTATATCAAATGTACCTTCAGCTATACAGATATAAGTATTATCATCTTCATATATATTATTCTTCTCAACTGTATAAGGTTTGTGAGTTACAAACCTTGTGATATTTGATGTATCAAGAAATGATACTTTAATATGTCTTTTATCTTTACTAATATTCTCTCCTATATTACGAAGTAGTATATTAGTTCCTGTAGGATTTAGGAAACCTATAAAGTTATTGTCTTTTATATAATCTGTAAGCCTTTTTATACTATCTTTAGATATAGTGTCTTTATTAAGTTCTATAAAGGATTTAATATCTTCAACTACTCTATATTTATTTCTCATATTATCATCTAATTTCTTATTAGTTCTTCTTAAAAAATATTCTTGTACTTCCTTATTCTTATCAGTTTTTATATCAAGATGAAGCTCTTTATTCACTTCTTCGTGTATCATAGCTTCTGTATTTGATTTTTGTTTAGATATAAACTCTGATATATCTAAATCGTATATTCCCATATCTATCAAATGCTTTCTCGTTAAAATTCCTGAAGCTGTACATTTAAGTTGAAAGCAGTGTACTATCATAGCATTATCATTTGGAGATATACGGATATTACAATGTCTTGTATGTGGATTTGGACTATCCCCACAAAATGGACAAGAAATGGTGTACCAAACACCATTTCCTTGTCTTCTTGCATTAAATCTAGTCATTAATATATTTATGAGCTTTTCCTTTGGATTCATACACTATCTTCTCCAATCTATTACAACTCTTACAAAGAAGTATATAATGATAATAACTATCATAAAATCTAAAAACTCAAATTTATTCCCAAGTTTTATATAATCATTTATGTATTCATATATACATACAACTGAGAATACAAAACCTGCGGTTTTTAGTAAACTATCTATAAATATAAATATCGCTCTCATATAAACCTCCTAATTAGCTACAATTTGAAAAGCTTCTCTCATATCGTCATATTGTATCTCAAGAAGTTTCTTAAGTTTATTATAAAGCTTAAAATTCCATCTTCTTAAATCATCCATATCAGCAACATAAGTTTTACCATCAGTTGTAGTAGCCGTATAGACTTCTTTCTTATCATCTAGCATCAAAAATATCTTATTAGTTATTAAATCAACTATATTCTTATTAATATCCAGTCTATCTAAGAAGTCTGGAATATTGTTAAGTGCTTTATTTGTCTCATCTAAATATGCAGATGGTACATCAGTATCCACATTTATTATATAATTTAAAGTCTTAATCTTCTCTTGTATTATATACATTATATAAGCTCTTGCACAATTTCTAGGATAAACTTTATTTGTGTATTTAGAAAGCTTTATTTCAGTTAGTTCTTCTAGTTCAGGAAGTTCTAAATGATGTAAAATAAAAGCATATTTAGGATACTTGTCTTGAGATTTGATTACATCTCCATTCATCTTATCATAGAAAGCATCCCAAATATATTCAAGTCCTTCGCCTGCATACTTTAAATACGCATCGGTACATTTATCATTTTTAACTATCTCAACTAGCTTACTGTGTAAATCTTTATAATATGGTATACTTTCTATGTCTACTCTGTATTTAGTTCTAGCATGAAAAACACCTTTATCATCAGCTATAATTTGCCCACGACTTTCATTTGGTGTTAGCACAATACTATATGTGATTTTAGATACTATTCTTGTCTCTTTAGAATAATCAACTAAAGCTACAATTCTAGCTGTATGATTTTCTGTACTTATATCATTTCTTTCAAGTCTTTTCTTATTAAATATTGTAGAGAGGATTAACTCGTAAGGTAATCCTCTTTGTTTACAAACATCTTTTATATCAATAAAATTGAATACATCTCTCATTTTCTACGCTCCTTCTTATTCAAAATATTTATCTATCATTTCTTCTGTCCAAACTTCTTCTTCATCTTCTTTAAATTCTATTTTAGACACTCTAGTTTCCTTAGGCTTAAAGAACTCGGTTGCAACTGTTAAGAACTCTAAAAGTTCATCTCTTACAACTACTTCAGAACTTTTGACCATTTTATCTATTCTTATAGAATATAGGTATTTCTTTTCAACTATGTGAGTTAGAGCATTTAGTGAACCGTCTATATTTGCTGATATATAAACTGGTATCTTATCTTCTCCAAACTTCTTAAAATCATCTAAAGTAACTTGTGCGTTATTTACAGATGAATATATCTTACCTAAAAGTCCCATTGCAAGTTTAGGAAATCTCTCAACTATTAAGTCAAATATATGAAGTATTAAAGTCCTATACTCATTCATAGTTAAAACATTGACAGGTTCTGATATAGCATACCTTATATTAAGATACAAAGATATCATAAGTTTTCCTAAATTATGCTTATAGATATTTACAGATTGTGCCATTATTAAAGTATCTGATTTTATAAGAGATAAGGCTTCCTTTACAGCTTCTTCCTTTATATCCACAAGATAAGAATAGTTCTCTTTATTCTCATTTATTCTAGCATCAAATAAGTCCTTTTCTGCACCTAAATCAGCACCTTCACTTTTCATAGAATAAGGTGGCTTAAAATTTCTTATTACATTTACTAAGATATTATTAAGAGTTGATGATAGATATTTTGCTATCTTCATAAAATAAAACTTTCTATCTTCAGGTCTCATACTCTTATCATCTGGGTCAAAGTCATCTTTTTCTTCATTCTTCTTCTCTCCAGATTCAGTATAGTTTACTACATCTTGTGGAAGTGACGGTACAATTCTGTGTATTCCATTAAACATTTCATACACCACCTTTTGATACAGACTATATTTATTAACTCCTACAACCGAGAACTTCTCTATTATAGTCTTATCTGTATTTAACTTATTATCAATATAAGGTGCAAGATATTGATATATAAATCTATCCTTAAACTTTCTCTCTAAAGACCCTATATATTCAGAATAATGCTTTCTTACAGTATTTTGATATATAACATCTATAAGTCCTTCGTCACCTTCAATATTCGTTCTACCAAAAAGTGCATCTGAAACTTGAGATACATAATCTCCATTATCCATTACAGTTAGATAGCTTATGTAGAATATTCTTGAAAATGTAAATAGAACTGAAAATGTATAAATATCAAAAGACGTAAGTCTTGCATCTTGTATATCCCCATCTTGAATATTATCAACTGCGATATTATATGTGTATCTATCAACAATATCAAGTATTCTCTCATCTTTTGCAAAAGCATTCAAAGTTTCTGTAAAGTAATGCTTTTTGGCTGCAACAGAATTCCATTCTTCTCCTTCGGGTGTCTTTTGGAACTCAATTATAAACGATACTTTCTTTTGTATCGTTGGGTGTTGAAGTGAGGTTACAAGTGCAAATAGTTTTGATATAAGATACATATAATCTGTATCATCAGGGTCTTCATAAAGTGGTGGGTTTTCTTTAACCCAAGTTATCATTCTATTTATGGCATTTACGATAGATACAGCAGTTGCCATAGTCATTCCACCACTTGTCTTTGCTCTTTTAAAATTCAAGCTATTATTTCCTATATGGAAAATAATATTCTTATCCTTTTCAATAAACTTTGCGTAAACCATATTCGTTTTTCCTCCTATTCTTTATTGTCACTAATATTATATATAATTAAGATATGGTATAACTTTCAAATCCCCAACAGGTGTCATCTCTAATACTCCTATTGTATCAGCTTCAGTTGATGAGAAGTATTCATTATGAGATATAGCAAATACTTGTAAATCCTTAACAGATGCGAAATTAACTATTATATCTAAGAACTTTCTTTTATTTTCTTTTGATAAAGTTGCATCCATTTCATCAAGTATAAAGATATTATAGTTAGGTATCATTACACTATTTAGTGCAAGAGTTGTAGCAAGAGCCATAATAGCTTTCTCTCCATCACTCATCTTAGATATATCATCTGATATAAAGTTATCTTTTTGTACTCTTATTATAAAGTCCTTTGCTGTTATTTCAAAATCATGAACTCTATAAGGAATATCAGTAAGCTCTAAAAAGTTATTTGTAATCTCTTTAAGATTTAATATTATTCTTCTCATAACTTTAACTGGTAGGTGCTTTATAAGAGTCTCTCTTATCTTTTCTGTATCAGCTTCATCAATAGTTGCTTTTTTAAGTTCTTCTTCAATATAATCGTGAAGATTTATATTAAACTCAACTTTCTTTAAATCTTCATTTAATAATTCTATCTTACTATCAGTATCACGAAGCTTCATCTCAAGCTCTATCATCTCTTGCTTCTTTTCTTTCTCTTTAGCTATAAGATTACGAAGATATAAAGTATCTTGAAGTATCTTATCTTTTTCTTTTTCTAAATCAACCTTAGACATATTAAAAAATAAAGATTTTCGTGTATCTTCATTTATCTTAGGAATAGTATCTTTAATAGTTTGAGACTTCTCTATAAGCTCATTGTATTCTTTCTCCCAATTATCTATAGATAACTTTATTCTTTGAAAGTCTGTATTTGTGGCTTCTTTATAACTATCAGAAATAGACTTATATGATAAATATACTCTTGTATTATAAATTATATCTTCAACTATATCATCATGAGATACAAAACCATCTATCTCTCCTACAACTTCCAGTACATCTTTATAATCATTTACTGTCTTTTTATAAAGCTCAGCTATTCTAAGACCTTCATTGTAGACTTCTGATTTTCTTAAAAGTTCTTCAGCATCTTCAAGTTCCTTTTTCTTATTAATAAGATTTGTAGATATAGTTTCATATTTGTCAACTCTATCTTTCATCTTTAAAAACTCTTGTCTTAGCCTGCAAGATGTATCGTTACAAGTTTCAGGTGGTTCTATAAGTAAGTCTCTTGAAACATAATTAGTTTCCTTTTCTTGTTCGAGATTTTCTATATCATACATTATTTTCTTATTTAAAGCTATTACACTATCTATATCATTCTTCTTACCTTCCCATATATCATTTATACTAACTATATGAGAAATGTCCTCTAACTTATTTCTATAGTCTTTAATCGTATTATACGAATATATAAATCTATCCAAATCCACTTGTGATTTTAAATACTTTTTATCTTCACTAAACTTTAGAAATTCATGACTTTCTATCATAGATTTTAAATCAAGTATATCTATAGCTTGAGCATTCTCATATTGTGTCATTTGCATTTTAGCTTCAGCTATATTCTTAAGTATAGATGACATGTTACCTTCAAGTAAAGTAAGTTCTCTTTCTTTAGCTTTCATATTAGCTTCTAGTGAACCTAATATCTTATATTCATTTATAGTAGATATAATATCAACTACTGTATTAAAGTCTTTATCGAGTTTTTCTAGTTTATCTATTGTAGATTGTAGTTCATCATCGCTCATACAAGTATTCTCAGATTTTACTTTATTTTTGATATTTGTAAGCTCATCTATTTGATTTTTAATATTTCTTCTGTCTAAATGTAAACTATCAATACTAGGTAAATTTGCAAGTTCTTTTTCTTTCGCTTCTCTTGTCTTTTTGGCATGAATATATTTTTCTGATATAACCTTTATTAAATCCTTAGTATCTCCAATAGGTGATATAGATTGCATATAATCTCTTCTTGCTCCAGACTTCATATTCACTATACCCTTTTCTTCAGAGTTAAGATAAGTGAGTTTTGCAAGTTTAGTATCAAGTCCTATCATATGCTTTATTCTTGCTCTCACTTCAGTAACTGATGATGAAGCTACAAGTTGAACTTGTTTTCCATTTTCTATCTTAGATAAATCAGCTACACAAGTATGAGATTCTCCTTGAGGTCTATAAATATAATGAACTTTATAATCCTCATTATTAAAAGTAAAATAAACTATCTTTTCACCTATTTCTCCTTCAACTATATCATATCCATCTCCTAAAGATGGAAGTAAGTTAAGCTCAGATGCTAGAGTTGATTTACCAGTTCCATTATCTCCTACTATCATTATAGTAGAATACTCTTGTGGAAATTCTATATCAATATCAGTTCTTTTAGTTCCTTTTATAAATCTATTAAAGTTGGATAATATTATTCTTTTAAGCTTTACCATAATTTTCTCCTTTTTAAAAACAAACTCTATTTGTGAGTTTTACAAAAAATAAGAATAATGTGGGGTTTAAACCCCACATTTTAATTATCATCATCTTCGTATTTTTTATTCTCTTCCTCGAGTCTTTCGATTTCATCAAGAATTTCAAAAAGAGAACTACCGCAAATACGAAACATCACATCTGCAAATATAAGTACAGCAACAGCACCCGCAATACCAGCTACTAAACCTGCAAGTATATATAATAATATGCTCACTATCATAATATCTCCTTATTATATTAATATCTTAATTCATCCAACTTATAAGCTCTATCATCTATAATAAGAGTCTTATAATGTTCCAACCTATCTATTTCTATATCTATATCTTTAGATAGTTTATTAGCGTCCATAACTTGGTACTTAGTCATGTATTGTAAATGATTGAATATTTGAACTTTAACTATTTTCAAATCATTTATAACAATATCACAACTTTCTTTTGAGAAAACTTTTAACTTTCTCACATTATGAATACTATCAAAAACTCTGTCAAGTAAAAGTTGAGGATTTTGCTTTTCAGCTTCAGCTCCACGCTTTAATCCCCATTCTCCCGCTTTTATTCCTAAGCACCAACCTAAAAATACCACCAATACGAAAAACCATATAATTCCACCGTTCATACAAATCACTCCTTTAAAATATTATTTTCTTACTACTTTTATGATATATAATTAAAAAAAAAACGAGGTGTTACCCTCGTTTCATTTTAATTTGATTTTAATTTATAACAATTTTCACATATCTTAGATATGTTTAGAATTCTTGCAGTCATCTCATTAATCTTTTTAAGTTCAAAAATATTATTCACAATATCATCATATAATAAATAAGATGAATAAGTATGCAATCTCTGCTCTATATTCTTAAGCTTATCGGCACTCAAACTATTGAATTTAGAAATATTATTTTCATAATATACTATATTATTTATTATAGTATTAACTTTTTCTCGAGTATATTCCCTATCTATTTCATCTAATTCTTTTAAGACTTTTTCTACATTTGGTGTAACACTTGTATCATCTTTATGAAATACTTTAAATAAAATGTGTGCTGTAATAATACCTACAATAGCTCCTATGAAAGCTGATATGAATGCACTCATACAACATCAACCTCATAATAAACCGAAGCCACCTTTATAAGTCTTTTTATTTCTTCAAGTTTTGCTATTATCATAGGATTATTAGGATTCTTTTCTAAATCCCTTTCTA